TTCTTCTTGGATTATTTCTATTTTAGAAGTCGTTATATTTTCTTTTTGTTTAAGGTGTAGTGAATATATCACACTGAAATTATTTAAACAACTGTTTCTCTGTTATTAATCTGAATGTGACTCCACGTTTCTTGCACCATTTAGCTGCTGCTTGCCATTTAGCTACGTTAATAGCGTATGTAACCTGTTGATATAATCCACTTTTACCTTTACTTTTACGTGGTGCTTTAGTTTGTGAAAACGGTTTAATTTCAATAGCTTCTTTGATGATTTGATTTCTGGTGTTTTTGTATTCCAAGTAAAAATCTACCATATAATGGTGTTGACGTTTATCTGTAGGTTTGATGTAAGGGACTATCAGCTCTTCCGAGTTCCAACGTAAAACACTAGGTTGGTTATCGCACCATATCATAAATTTCAGTTCATAAGAGGAACGATAAAATACCTTATCTATATCACCGATATATTTTTCACGGTTGATAACCTTGTAATAACCTTGTTTGAATTTTGTCATATTCCTATTTATGCAAATGTATTTGCAATTATTATTCGTGCTGGTATAATAGATTCAACTTCAAAAGGAACGCATCATGGCTAAACAGAACTGGTTCGAAACTCTTAACGCTGCATTAGAAGCAGAAGACTTAGTTAAATACTGGGAACTTGGGTTGAACATTGGTTATGGTGAAACTGTTTCAATGACTGCTGATGATGGTAGTCGCTATGGTAAGTATATAACCATCTATCGTTCCGACACTGGAATGTACGAAAGACCCGTTCACTATAAAAGATAGGAACCAACATGACAGACTTAATAACCGAATTATCGCAAGTCAGTATTGAATACATTGACTCACAAGCTGAATTAGGTGAAAAAGAATTAGCAGCCCAACCAGTAATGGAAATAGACGATTACCAAGATGATTGGGAAGAAGAATGTGATGTAGACCAACAGGTTGAAGAAATCATTGAACAAAACAACCACGCTTGGGCTTCTGAACAAGTAGAGCTTGATGAAATGGGTTACAACTTATATCATTGATTATCTGAAATCACTATCAGGAGCAGATTTATTGGTGAAATCGCCAGCCAATTGAGCTTCTGTTGGTGGTGGGATAGGAGCAGGTTTCTTTTTAAATAATGCAGCAACATCATTAACATTTGGTATTGCGTCACCGAAGGCGTTTCTAGCTGAAGCGTATGTTCCTTGAAATTTTTCCCATATACTTCCGTTCCCATTGACTTGATTAATCGCTTCTAAACCAACATCTAATAATTTTTCCATATCGGGGAAGTTTCCACCGTTTGTCAATCCTGATGTATCAAGATTGTCTAACACTGGTTCCTGTAAATTTCTAGGAACTGATGTTGTCCCACCGATAGGTGTTGTTGATGGTAAACCTTTACCGTTATATTGTATAGGGTGAGGTGTTTGTAAACCTGGTAATGTGGTAAGTTTGGTTATGTCGTAATCATTGCTATCTTCAGAAGCAGGGTCTAATGAAATTGGCTTGTTTTCATTTTGGTTAGAAACTGTTTCAATATATAAACCATCATAGCTGAACTGTATTTCAATTTCAGATACTTCTTGTGAATCCATATCTAAATCACCAATATTAATCTCAGATATTTTCGGGTTGAAGTAATGGTATATGTTTAAACTTTGACCCCAATTCCATATATGAAATAGTTTGATACTTTTGATGATGTTATTGTCACCGGATTGACCCGCTAGTGCTGGTAAAGCTTGTAATGAAGAAGAGTTAAATGGTGTACCGCTTCTTGAATCGAAATTCATTGAATTTGTTTCATACAAATTTTGCGTTCCTTGAGGCATTTGTGCGTTAGGAATCAGAGCTTCAATATATTTTTTGTAGAACGATGTAGTTTTATTGGATTGGTCATCGTAGAATGTCATTGTCGCTGGTTGATATTCTGAAAATTTTGGTATCTTAGTTCTGAAGTTATACATGTTGACATCTTCATAATCTACTGTGATTGTTGGGCGTGATGCGCTTCTAACAGCAAAAGCCATAAAGTTTGCATCATCTTTAAAGCTAACAAAGTTTTTAGAGAATTCGAATTGAATAACATATAGGAATTTAAACTTTGGGTGGATTGAACTATAAGCTCTATCAACAGCGTAAGGTTTAACGCGGCTATCTATCGTTTCATTTGATGCAGCAGCAGGCTGATTACCCAATAATGCTTCTAACGCTTCTAACGGTGCTTGTGCGGCACTTATAGCTGCATTAGTGAAGTTGCCTTTTGACACTTCTACAAAAACATTTTCTGCTGTAGCTATACCACTATCAACAATACTGTTAGTGTTGATACCAAATACCCCAAGTAAATTAGGGTTGATACCAACAGTAGCAAGCACAGCATTACCACCAGCTTTAATAGATGGAGCAGTACCTCTAATAGTTTTTTGTCCGAAATTACGAAAAATTTGTGGCACAGAAGAAGTGTTACCATTAAGAACGGCATTTGATACTTTTGCTAAACCTCGCAAACCTTCATTAACTCGTGAATATGCCATAATAACCTTGTAGATAAAGAAAAGGCTCCGTTAAGAGCCTTATCTGAGAATTTTTACATCCTTGTAAACATCCGTGTAAGCACGTCGTCCTTTACATTAGTATTTATAAAGTGTGCAAGTTTCTATATTACGTTTAATATAATACATGATTACATGTATGATATTTGAATTCGGCAGTTATAGTATTTGCTGTAGATTCTGCGTGTGTTAATGGGCTAAACGTTAACCCCAACAATTCAACATCTTCTACGGTAAATTCTTCTATAATATCTTCACGCCCATTCAATATGCGTATTACTATTGAGTCTAAATCACCACATAACACCCCGTTAAGTTTTTTAGATACTTTGTTGTCCATATCATCTTCAAACGTCACATGGATTATGCTGTTAACCCCATAATTTTTAGATGGTCGTTCTGTTGATATAACTTGAAGGGTTAATATTTCAGTGTTAATATCTGCGTTAAAGATTATGCTATAACGATTTGATATTTTAGGTTGTATGATATTACTAAGTGTGTTATTTGTCATATTTGTACCAATTGTCTTAAATGATTAGCGTGGTCTACATCGATGGTTTCAAAACTATCAAAGTATGATGCTGGAATGTGTGGGTTGTTCAAAGAACTCCCACGGTGTATAAGATATTTAAGTCTATCTTGCACGAAGTTAACCATGCTGTCAGAACTATACCCATCTTCTAGGTCTTGTGCTTCTTTATATTGTTTCTCGTTATATTGGCGTTTAAGCAACGTTTTAGCATCATCAATGGAGTAAGATGCTTTTGGGCTTAAAATTGAATGTAGCACGTCTACGGTGACAGTATTAGCTAATAATTCACCTAATACCATATCAGTTTCAATGATTTTTTGCTTTTCAATAATCCAAGGCTTCATCATCTTAGGTGAAGCATATTTGTAATGTTCAGCACCATTGTTAAAGAAACCTATAAGCCAATGCTTATCTTGCCATTTCTCAACATGCGAATGGCTAAAATCTCTTACGGTAGTTACTGAATTTTTAGAAGTGGATTTTAGTTCGAATGGAACCTTTTTCCCCTTCACGTTTAAGAATGCGTCAATACCACATCGTCCCTCGCTTTCATCTTTAGTAAGATTAAACAGCGTTCTCATGTAGTTCTCGCGTTTGTCGTCTTGGAATGTGTGCATGGTCTTATTTATAGACCGTGAAAACGTGGGGGGTTAAATGGTTATACCGTAATCGTAAGTAAGTGCGGGGTGTTCAAGCAAATTACTTTCAGTTTTGTCGTCTATTTCTGGATGGTAGTCTGCGAAAAAGGCAACAATTGCACCTTGCTCATATCCATATAAAGTTTTGGGTTCATTGTGTAATTTGTATAAATTCATGTGTTCCCCATAATTTTTTCGAATTTAGTTCTATCTTTTTCGTTATCCAGAATTTCTTTAAAGTACCACAATGCTATTTGCCTATCACTAGCGATTGCTTTTTCCCCTAATTTGAATCTACCTTTCATGACCCTTTCTGCATAATAATATGAAAGATTAGAATGTTTTGCTATTGCTTCTTCACCTAAAGGAAATCTTTTATTATCCAATGTATCGGTGGCATACCAATAGGAAAGTTGCCCATCTGTGCTTATAGCTTTTTCTCCTTCAGGAAAGCTCCCTTTTATAATATCTCTAGCATACTCATATGCCCATTTCGACTCTTCTGTTATTGCTTCTTCACCTAAAAGGAATCTTTCTTCCTTCAATACCTCTTTGGCGTATTTGAATGAATGTTCAGCACTTGTCGCTATAGCTGGCTCCCCTTCTGGGAAAGGATTTTTTAATATGTATCTAGCATACTCATACGCCCATTCGTAATCTTCAGCTATAGCTGACTCCCCTTTCGGAAATGCTTTTCGTACAACAGAAAAAACGTATTCGTGGGTGTGGTCAGGAGATGTGATAATAGCGTTTTCCCCTTCTGGAAAAGGAGCCTCCAAAACTTCTTTAGCATATTTTAATGCGTATTCTGCATCATGAACGAACAAAGCTTTTCTTTTCTTTAATTCTTCTGGTTTATTTTTAAATTTTTCCCAAACAAACTGGGGGGCTTTCATCAAAGCCACTTGATAATTCAACAAGGTAGTTGGGTTGTTATGTAATTTGTATAAATTCATAATAGGTCAAAATACTCCGCATATTTATCCCACCGTTCTACGTCTTTTTTGATAGTGGCTTCGCCTTTAGGAAATCGAGCGTTCAATATGTTTATAGCGTAATTGTATGCGTATGTAGAATGAAACGCAATAGCCTCTTCACCCTCTGGGAATGGTTTACCTAAGAAAGCAGCATACATATACGCATATATGTTATCTTTCGCCATTATCGCCTCCCCTTTTGGGAATGCTCCCTCTAAAACATGATTAGCGTACTTGTAAGAATATTCCGCATCGGTAGCAATAGCATCTTCGCCTGATTCAAATCGCGTATCATTTAACTCGCTGTGTGCGTAGACAAAGGATGTTTCTGCGTTTGACGTTAAAAAATCGGTATCTTTATCTACAAAATGTGGAAAATATCTTTTCCAGAATTTATTGAGTTGGGTCTGTTGTTCCACCTTTTTAAATAATTCGTCACTATGGTTTAGCAATTCTTTGGGTTCATTGTGATATTTGTATAAGTTCATAAGTCTCTCAATGTTAAAACGGCTCTTAAAGTTTTCACCGTAAGAGCCGTTTTCCGTTTAGCAAAAACGTTGTTAATTAAACCCCAGCACCGCCAGTAGCTAATCCAGTGTCATCGAATGTAACACCAACTTGTCTTGCGTGGTCATAACGAATAGTTAATGTGATTGTAACTGCTTCAGAAGAAGAGTAATCTAAATCACCGTAATCAACGTTTTGTAACCATGAACCTTCCAATATCCATCTTTCGATTTCTTGGTCGTTACCATCTAAATGTTGGATAACTGTAGCGAATTTGTAAAGACTTGCTTGCTTTTGAGAAGCTAAGTATTGTCCAGCCGCACCAATCAATAACTGTTGGTTATCTTGTTGTTCTTGTATAACTTGTGTAGCTTTACCAGTAACGTCATCTTCAACAACTAATGTAACAGGTTCAAAGGTGTGTTTACCAGCAATCCAAACTTTAGAGTTGTAACGGTTTAATTCAACTTCTTCAAAAGAAAGTTTAGGACGTTCAACAGTAGTAGCTTGTAATGATAATGGAATACCAGTTGGGCTATTCCCAATGTTTTGAAATTCCACACGCCATTTGTGCTTTTGTTTTGGTTGTAGGATACCTTGACCTATTTCTGGGATTCCTATATCTTGTATTGTACTCATTTTTCATATCTCCATATTATCGGTTTACAATAATGGTATTATCGTTTATAGTATTTATAGAATTACCCTATAAAGGACGTGAAAATTGATTTATAATGACAAACCAAGAGCTTACTTCAATCTCTTATTGGCTTTTGATTGTGAAACTTCTGCCATAAATTTTAACAACAAATTGAACCCAGCAAAAGGTTGTCAAGCTGTATCGTGGGGTATCATGATTCTTAACGCTAACACCTTAGAAACTTTAGAGGAATTGTATCTTGAAGTTAAATGGAATGGTGTATCTGAATGGTCGATGGATGCCCAGAAGGTTCATGGGTTAAGTAAAGAATATCTTGAAGAAAATGGTGTATCAGAAGAAGACGCTTTAGTAGAGATTGCTAATCTGATTGGTAAATATTGGGCTGGTGATACAATGGTAAACACGTTAGGTCACAATTCAATCAGTTTCGATTTACCATTTTTATTTGACCTATATGATAAACATGACTTGAAATTAAATTTTTCTTATCGTAATATAGACACCAACACGTTAGGCTTCTCACTGTTAAGAACGTATAACTCTGATGATTTGTTTGCTAGTCTTGGGTTACCTGAAAGAAAAACACATAACGCTTTAGAAGATATACAGTATACTGTAGAATGTGTTAGGCGTATTAGAATTTTATGGGATGCTAAAGTAGGCATCAAAGGAAAATATTTATGAGCGAAATAGTTAAGGCACCAGACGTATACAACAATGAGAAATTTACAGTGTTTCTCGCTGGTACCATTGATAACGGTGAAAGTGAAGATTGGCAAAAACAATCAGAAGAATATCTGGAAGATTTGGATATTACGATTTTGAATCCTCGAAGAGATGATTGGGATGAAAAAATAATTCCTAATGAGGACAATAAGCCTTTTAATGAGCAGGTTGGTTGGGAACTTGATGCACTAATGGACGCTAATTTAGTGTTATTTTATTTTGCCCCTAACAGTAAATCTCCTGTTAGTATGTTAGAATTAGGGATATGTTTAGAGACACAAGATGTTATTATCGTGTGTCCAGATGGATTTTGGCGTAAAGGTAATATTGAAATCACAGCAAAACGCTATGGTATTAGTATTTTTGAAAGTTTAGAAGCTGGTTTAGCTATGGTTAGAACCAAAGTATTATGGGATATGGAATGATTAATGATTTAGTAGATGGGCTTAATGTATTAGGCGAAAGTATTGATAACGCGTTGATATTAGAATCAGCGAAAGCTTTAGAACAATTGAACCACCGTTATGAAGTGGTGCGACAACTTTCTCCTAAAGCGTTTAAAGAATTATGTAAGGAAAATATTTCTAGTGGTGTGCCATTTGACACGTTGGTAGATGAACTCAACATTCAAGCGGTACCAATGGGTGTGCAAAAAATACCTACATGGTTATTGCCTGTTGAGGGTAAAGAAGGATTAGTTAAAAACCCTGATGAACAATTTGGGGATTCTATTTTTTGTTGTGTAGATAATTCGAAAACCGAATATCATGGTGACACCTATGTGTGGATGTTTGCCAATGGTGAATGGGGTGAAGAATCCGTATTGTATATACCGATTGGCGATACTACCAGTGTTAATGCCCTAGCTGATATAAGTGTTGGTCAAGCCCTTAATAAAATGACAGAAGCATTCACAAAAGACCCCGAATTTGCATATACTTGGCATTGCAACATAGCTGTGCCAGTGATTGACATTATAGACCGTCAAACGGGTATCAAAAATTCACACAAACTTTCTAATCAAATAGCTACTGCGCTTATGAAGCATTTGTTTAATGTTGAAACAACTTTTACTATGGAAGAACCAAAATGAAAAGTCCACAACATTTATCTGCTATAGAGCTTAAAGAGTGGAGCTATACTGTTAGAGACAACAATACAGGTCAATGGATTCCGAAGCGTTTAGAGCCTTACTACGGTATAAGACTGATTCATCGATGCAAACTTGCATGGAAAGTGTTTACGGGTGAGTATGATGCTTTAGATTGGCTAAAAGATATTAAAAAGCCGATAGTTCAGAATGCGCCAAAAATAAATGACAAATTAGAAGTTCATTCAGAAAAATTCAAAGCCAGATATATCAATTACATGATTAAACGTGGATTGAATTATTACATGGCTGAAGATGATTACAAGAGTTTATTATGTAATTATCATAAAGGTGATTCAGACAACCCTGAAATCACCGCAGCAGAAATGTTAAGCTACTACGACAACGATTGATAAATAAATCGCATTTTTCCGCAATCATAAATTTTTTGTATATTATGATTCAACATATTGTCACTTTCTGATAATGTTGAATCATAATTAGGTAAATATTTTAATCCTGTGGTGTGCCTAAAGTTGAATTTGTGGCTTCTTGTTTGACCAAATATATAGCTATAATCTGGTGGGATAATTTTATCCAATACCCATCCGGTTTGGTGGTATAAATTACCAGTACTCCATCGTAAATCAGCAAAAGATATAATTTCTGAAGGCTGATAATCATTAATAAACCGTTTAAGTAGCTTAGAAAATCCACCAGCAATTTTACATGAAGTGGCATATCTGACTAATTCAAAAACATTATCAGCTCGTTTAGCAAATGACATACACGCTACTACATTGTTATCATGGTACAACCCTATATCTATTGATGTGTTAGTAGACCCTTGTATATGATTAAGATTATAGAACTCTTTCTTAATATTTTTATCAACCATATCTATTTGACATTTTCTAGCGTATATTGCTGGTCTATCGTCAACACCTAATAATGATTTGAGTTTTGCTTTAACTAAATTACTATTATTAATCCATTCGTCTTCGAAAACTGTTATAAGTTCTACGTCATTATTTACACACATTTTAAGTTTATCTGCATGGTATGTATTACCTAATATCAAAGAATTATGCCAAAATAAACCACAATATTCTATAGCTATTTTCTTTGATGGTATATAGATGTCCAACTCTTTTGGGGGAATGATAGAGCGTGTGTTCGCTATGACTTCACACGAAACAATGGATTTGACGAAATTGAATATTTCTTTTTCCGCCATAGACTGTTGAAAATTTTGTGTTTCGATTCCGAAGTTGTGTAAGTGTCTAGCTAATACACCACATGAAACATTAATTTCATTAGATATTTGCGTTAAAGTTTTTTCTAATACTACATGTTCGTTATATAACCAATCTTTGTTTGTTATTTTTTCATATGAATCATCAGAAATGTGGGTTTGGTTTTTGTGTTTTCTGTTATATAATGTTAAAGCCTTGTCTGTTTTATATTTTATCACTTCTGGTCTATGGCTTGGGTGTATCCAACCATTCTCATATAATGCTTTCATGGTTTCGGCTCTTAACGCTTTACTCTCGTTCGACATATAAAGTTCTTGGTCTAATAAAGTTTGGCGAATTTTGTCCCTAGTTTCTTCTGAAGTTTCATTCCCTATATTCCAATGAACAAGTTTTCCTGAAGCATATAATTCTGTTCTTATCGAAGATAAACGGTTTTTGAACTCTTGGGTGTGCGATACGCCTTTATTCCAAGCTGGATAATTGCCTTCTTTTTTTGTGATTGATTGTTTTTGTGCAGATTTATCATATATCGACATTCCATCTACGTCTTTTTCTTTCATAGTTTTAGCAGATTTCACAGCAGCATCTTGAGCAATAGATGTTCCAGTTTCGGGGTTTATGGTTTTTTTAGTTTTAGACTGTTTAATACCATTACGTTTTGCTAAGGTTAATCCCGATTTGTCTTTACTAGCTGAACGACATACCAATGAGCAAAATTGAATTCTTACCCCATCTTTATTAATTTTAATGTTAGTGGGTTTAGAACAATGTGGACATTTGACTTGTTCAAAAACATCATTTTGAACATACCACAATCTAACTGCTAATTTAGGGTCATTGTTTATAAAACTGGTTTCAGACCTAAGAAGTGTTCCTAAGTGCGTACCTTCTTTACATTTTGAACTTGGTCGTTTAACCGTGGGGTCATTAAACAACTCTTTTAAATCTTGTGAATACATATCATTAACCATAAAAAAACCTATCATAATTATATATCATGATAGGTTTTTTGTCGAAAAATTAAAGTATTAATTCATAAAAATATAATATGATACTTTAAGTATGATACATAACAGTCTGTTAAATATCGGTTCCAGTGTTAACAATACGAATTGGTATATAAATAAATTCAGCAGCTCGGACTGGTTTTAATGCTACGTCAATGTAAAGCTCATTACGGTCGATACGGTCTGGAGTGTTGTTAGACTCGTCACAGACCGTAACAGCATCATATAACCCACGCTTAACGATTAAATCACCTAAGAAATTATCAACCAATGCTTTAAGGTTGTCTCTTGTGATTTGGTCATTAGGCTCGAACACGAAAGATAATGTGTTTTTACGTAATTGACGTTTGATGTATTTCATTAAACGGGAAACGTTAACTCTGTCTAATGCAGAAGCATCAGGAGCAGAGGTTTTTTGACCCCAAACAATAATACCACGACCAGGGAAAAATACGATTGGATTTATATTAGTAAAATATTTATATAAATCATCACGTTGCCCTTGGTTAAGGTGTAACTGTTCGAAAGTTGTAGCAGTACCTAATTGACCTGAAACATATCCAAGGTCAGAAACAGCAGTTACTAAACCACGTCTTGTACCAGCAGGAGCGAACCACAATTCGGAAGCTTCATCACTGAAAGCGTAAGTTCTAATTGCTGTACTTGAAGCAGGTACCATCACGTTTTTACCATCTAAGTTAGATGCTAATTGGTGTGGGTAGTAATAAGCAACATGAGTAGATGTTTGTCTACCTGTTGTATTAGACCATGCAACAATTTCAGAAGCGTTCATATTGAAAGGGACATCACCAATAACAAAAGCTTCTTCTTGAATGTCAACAGAAAGTGCGATTAATTCATCAACAACTTCGTGATAACCAGGACATAAGATTAAGTTATATTCAAAATTTTCTGAACGGATACCTTCGTTGCTGTTGATAGTAGCTTGAAGTGCTGTTGTAATAGCAACACGTCTAGCAGCATCGTTAGCACCTAAGCTGATACCGTTTTTAAATTCTTTAGTGTATTGGAAATCATCAGCAGTCGCAATGAATAAGTTTCCACTTTCCGCTGGTAAAAATTCATCTAAGATGAAAGCACCTAATAAGTTAGCTATCCAATCAGCTACCATACCATCAAAACCAATGTAAGTTGTTGTAGCAGGTTGGTCATAACCATTAGCATAAACATCTAATGGTGCTGAAGTAACATCATCATAAAATTCGTCTTCTAATGTGCTGAATGAGAATGATTTGAACAAATCGATAGATGATTCGTTAGCTAATGAAATAAGCTCTGAACCAGTTACCGTTTCTTTGAATAATACTGTTCCGTCAACCGCTGGTTCAATAGCAACAAAACCAGGTAAAGCAGCAAATAATGGTGTTGGACTAACACCATCAGCTAATAACACTGTTGATGTGAAACCAGCAGAAAGAGCTGAAATTCTAATATTACCGATAGCAATTGAAGCACTACCGCCAACTAAAATGATATTCATTAAGTTTATAACATCATCATAAGTTTCGCCACCAACTAAAGTAATGCTGAAAGTTGTGAAACCAGTATTATCAATATCAGCTTGAAAATCGTATGTGCCAGCAGGAACAGTTGTAGGTGCTGTGCCAATGATAGGGTTAAGATAGTTAACATCTTGATAACCGGAGCTTGAATCACCAGGGATATAGCCGTTAACAAGATTGTATTCGTTGATGAATTCTTGAGACAAATTTTCCAGCAATATAGAGGTTTCCTGAACCTTTGCATTCCACATTGCACGAACGTCTAATAAATCATCGTTTAAGTTTACGTTTGCTCTTATAACAAATGCTCTGTCACCTATACCTAAGTAGTTGTTCAAAGCGAATAAACCATATTCGTTTCTAGCATCACCGTGGAACTGGTTGCCGGAAGTGTCTTCCAAGAAGTTGGGTAAGCCATAAAGGTCTAAACTTTGTTTTCTTGAGGTTACTGTACGAATAACATCGTATTCTTCAGTACCGACCGCTGGTGTTATACCATCAGTTTGGAGCTTTTCATCTTCCGTTGCAATGAAAAACAGGGGAACGGTGGATGCGGATACTGGGATGAAAAACGATTCATCTGTTATGGTAACCGATACACCAGGGCTAATTAATGATGCCATGATATTTCCTTATTTTAATGTTTTATTTTAAATTCCATTTTGTGCCGCAGAATGTGTTGGACATCACATCAACATTAAATGTTATCTCTACTACAAATATTTATAGGAATGGCAGAAAAAATTATAAATCTTCAAAGATTATATTAAGGTTAATAGTATCAACGGTGTTAAGTTCGATGTATAACAGATTAATAATAGCTACGATAGAATTTGTGCTATATAATGGTTGAACATCTAATTGAAGTAATTCTACTCTAGGGTCTTGTTCTATAACAGCTTGTAATTCTTCTCTAACTGTAGTAACTGATGTGTGGTCTAAAGGTTCAAAGACAATATCCATCAATGTGGTACCAAAATCCGGCATCATTACTCGTTCGCCTTTCCTTGTCCATATGTGTGATAATATGTCACGTTTAACCAGTGCTAAATCTGTAACACTGAAAGAGCCTTTGGTGTTGTAATTTTGTAGTGAAAATCCTTTGTATAAAGCCATTTATCTTCTCCATTTTGTACTACGAGTAGGGAATATTACACCACGTTCAGCCCGACCAACACTAGAATCTTCGTAGGTATATTCTAAATTGATTGGTAAAATCCCACCAGCACCACCTAATCCATCTAATGTGTTACTTTCAAATTGTGATTCATTGTTAACTGCTCCCTCTTTGGTAGCAATCCTACCCCACGGTTCATGTTCTGGAACCTTAGAAGGTATATAAGCGTATTCTGTGAAATCTGTGGTTAACGTTGGGTCACGGTCTGTAACGACGTTAGGTAACGTTCCTGTTTTGTTTAAGTCTACTCTTGAGCCGTTTATGTAAGTTTCTAATGTACTTTTTGAATAGATGTAAGTTCCGTTTGTAACAACATCACCAAGTGCTTGGACTAATATATTGTTATCAGCTTGTAAATGATAGAAACCTTTAACATGAATTTTCATGTTGGTATCTGTCAATATATTAATGGTTTCATCCGTTTTGATGTGAAGCTGTTTCCCAGAATGAATCTTGATTTCTGCTTCACTCTTCAAATGAATGCCATCTTTAGCGTACATTTTGATTTTTTTGTTAGCAGTGAAGTTTATATCCTTTTCAGCATGAACAGAAAAGTTGCCACTAGTGAACATATCAATGTTACCCACTTGGTCCATTTCAATCCAGTTTTCACCTTTAGCTGTTGATATATAAATTCGTTCATTAGTATCATCTAATATGATTTGATGACCGGAAGTTGTTCTGCAACGTATTCTGCAATTTTGTTGTGAATCATCCATAGCAAATGAATGAAAACCAGGTGTAGTAATGCTGTAACCTTGTGAATCATTATTAGTTTTTCCTTCAACTTGAATTTCAGGTTGTTGTCTACTTTGTCTATACCCACGTTTGGCTTCACCCCCACTGGTTTTGTCTGCTATATTATTGACAGTTCCCGCGTTTTGTGTTCTTAAACTATCGACCGCAGCATTTTGAGAATCAGCACCTCTGGTTTTCCATTCTTTAGCTGTTGATTTTGTGATTTTACCATTGTCGAAAGCTTCTTTACCGTTGGTGTATAACGGCTCAATTTGAGTTTCGTTACTAGCTAGTGGTCCTTCTAGATTATCGTCCATGTAGCGACCGTGTGGTAACGTATGAGGTGTGTATTGGTCATACATGCAGCCCATCCACGCTCTATTACTTGGATTACCGTCTAAACACATAACCATAACATTAGCACCAACTTTTGGTATTGCCCACATTCCATATGAAACATGACCACCAGTTTGTGTATCTTCGTTTCCACGAACAGTTTTTTTAAGAGCACCACCAAAAGGAGAACAATATATGCACCAAGGAATATCATCTAAAGATTCGTCTAAATCGTCACCAAACATAGGGCAAAAAACTTTCACCCTACCCATTTGTTGGGGGTCATTAGCATCTATAAGCGTACCGATGGTCATACCACCAAATGTAGAATTCGTGAAATGAGTTTCACGCTCTAAATCTCTAGTGATTCTTTTTCTTATAGAGGAAATGTCTCTTATTTTTTTACCTTTTCTTATCATAATATTATATATCGTTATGCTCTAAGTGTATCTAATCTAGCTTGAGCTGTTTCACCATCAGAAACAACAGGTTTAGCTACCCACGGTTTAACAGTGAAATGTTTTTCGCCATTTATAAGTGTAGTTTTACTGCCATCTTCATTTGTCACAATCGTGTGAACTTGTTCTGTTGTAAATGGTTTTTTCTCTTTAGCGTTAGACGTGGTTCCTTCTTCGATAGAATTTGGCATACTAATCATTTCTAATTCTTGTGTAAATAATCCACCAGAAAATTCGTTGGCAACGGAGAACACATAATATTTTCCGGTATACCAAAACGGTTCCATTTTAACAACAACACCATTTTCTTCAATTGGCATCATAATATTTATCTCTATTAACGCTGGCACTTTTTCCCAATGTGGGAATACTGAATTTTCTTCAACCTTCGTAGATTCATTTTTGCCGAACCCTTTAGGAACTTTGTTGATAGAGTTTAATAATGCAGGGTTACCATGAATCTTGACTTTAGATTGTAGGTTTTCCAATGCAGCATGACGGTCTAATAATGATTGAAATTCCGCAGCCTTTTTAGGACTCTTGGTGTTAGCCGTTTCTGGGTTTTTGTTATTCTTCCTATAAAAGATAGGTAATTTTTTAGGAATATTTTTCTTAGAACCATCAGAATTATCAGGGTCATTAACGTTTATTGGCTTATCGTTAGCCACTTGACTAACTACATCCGTTGGGTGCTCGGACTGTGCTCGTAAATTATTTCCATTAGTCAATTGTTGAAAGAACACAAACCCCATTTCCATTTTCATAGAATAGTCTATAATGTCTATGTTTTGTCCAGTATAAATGTAATCAAGTGATAGTGTGTTCTCGTCCAATTGCGCTTGCAATTCAGGGTCGTTACTTTTAGAAGCGTCAAAAATGTTGCTGAACATTAATTTTTGGCGTTCAATGTAGTATTTGATGATATATTTATCTTTGTTAGACTTTAATATGGTGCGAATTTTGAACCCATATTTGTCTTTAGTTTTTGTTTCCCCAGCAGCATCATCTTTTATTTTTTCGCATTTGTTCATGATGGTTTTAATAGCATTTTCTATTGTTATACCTTTACTAAAATCCATTGCCGCCCCAGATGTAGTAAGACCATCTGAAGTTGTTTGCTGTTGAACATCATCTACGGTATAACCTGTATCAAGCCTATATTCATCTGATAATTCATATTCGTACTCAATAGCCAAGGGGTCTATACCTTGTGCCTTTAAATCCTGAACAACACTTGAGTAATATTTGTTGTATCGAAAGTTAATCTTTTCAAACAATTTTCCTATAGCACTCTTCAACAAAGCATCCTTAGTAAGATTCATTTTTACTGTTGAAGTAATATCATTGATTTGAGGCATTTTAGATACCCCATTGTTAATGTTTACAAACTTAATATCGTATATAGCACCTTGCACATTGAATTCAGCTTCTAATTCAACTACAGTGAATATCAATGGCGCAATGTTGGTGAAATATTCCGGCTGATTAGCCTTTTCTTGGTGGTGGTCATTGTAACCAACAAAGATGGTCTTAATCATCCATACACACGAATTGTGGTCACGATTTAACGCTTCATATGTTTGTTTAATGTCATTTAAGAATCGAACCCCTTTAGGTTCATTGATTACCATTCCACCTTCAGTAACCATAGCTGTATAATTACCTGAGTTGTTATTACCGCGTTGTCCAGTAATTGATTCCCACTTCAATTCGTCAATAGCATAATGAGCATCAGTCATCCCATTAATCATAACTACATAGTTACCTTTAGTAGTTGGGTCTGTTTCCAATCTTTCGCTAGAATACAACCCATCAACTGAACGCTTAACTACATCGTTAAGTCTGCTAGTTCCTGTTGAATTATCTGCAATGCTTATAGAAGTTGCGGTTTCAACGGTATCGCATATAACCAAAATGTGGTGGTATGAATATGTACGAAATTTTGATAATACGTTATATGGTGTGCTCATTATTCTAACTCGCCCCCAGTTTTTTTATTTGTTATGTCGAATAGCACTCTGCTAGGTGATGGCAATGTTAATACTTTACCAACAACTAACTCTTCTTGAATGTCTACAATGTGATTAGTTTGCAACACAATCCACGCAAATTCTGATTTACCGTAAATCTCATAAGCTATACGGTCTGGACGTTGGGCAAATCTAGGTAATACTTCAACTTCAATATCATCATCTGATGCTTCTATATTGTATCGTTCCCACCATTTAACCTTACCAGCGTTGTTGTAATATGCTAACCCGCCTTGTGTGTATCTTGATGATTTTGCTAATAATACGTCACTGTTCATAATGAATCCTTAAAAATGTGAAAGGTTGCCAGCTTTAAAATCTGCCAAACTAAATTTAGAATATTCTTGTGGTGAATGTGATTCCGTTAACTGAACATCGAGGTTCATAATAACTGGGAATGGTTCACCTGTTGCTAAAGGTATATATGTTATGTCAGATGGGTAGGTGTTGGTCAACTGAGTGATAATGATAGGTATCTTATATAGGTTACCAACACGGTCTAACACATCAGGACTTTGGTTCAACGTTGTGCCATCAGCATAAGCTGTTAAATGTAAAACGTCTGGTGGCGAACCTAACAAGTTTCTAGCTGCTTTAACATTGCTTGCTTCTCTTGACTGTGATGCTGTTTCTTTTGCTGTATATGTTTCAGGAGAACCGCTTTGTCCAAAGTAAGGCATTGTCCAACTTCTCATAAGCTGTAAATGTCTAGAATTTTTTTCAGCTTCTTCTACCGTTCTGGATATAAATTTTGCTACTAAAGAGAAAGTTCTAGTTGATGAATTGCCATATGCGTAAATGTTCCCAGGCATGTGGATTAAGTCTAAATTCTTATAATTCACGTTTCTAGTTTCGTTTAATTCGGGTGTCACATTAAAAACCACCACGTCATTGGGGTTGGCAATTGATGCAATCTTAACCTTATAGCGGTCTTCAGGTAATTCAGCCATTTTTCCTTCCTTATAAATATTCTTGTATTTATTACAATTGGAACTTTACTAAATTATAATATTCTGATATTCTAATAAAGGTAAAATCCAATAAAAACAATAATAAAGGAAAAACATCTATGTCAGATTCTACGAAAGAAGAAAAACCACAAGTAGACCCAACACCTGCCCCACCTAAACGTAAGGGGCGAAAGAAAAACTTTCTTAATAACAGTGACTTATTAAATGAAACGATATTAAGCCAAGAGCAGGGTAGAATGACAGAAAAATTAGCAACTATGTTGTTAGTTTTGTGTGATAAATATAAAAAATCAAAACAAGGTGACTTCACCCGTTACACGTTCTTTAACGAAATGAAATCTAATGCCTTAGAAAATTTGGTTAAAAATGCTTGGCGTAAATTTGATGCTGAAAGGTTTTCAAATGCGTTTGCTTTCTATACCCAATGCGTACATAACTCTTACTTGCAATATCTCACTTATGAAAAACGTCACAGAAATATTCGTGATGCTTTGTTGGTTTCCCACGGTAAAACACCATCATTCAAATATATGGAAGAACATGCTGAAAAATCTTCTGGCACTTATTCCTCTGATGAAATGGTAGATTCTGGTGCGGATTTGAATTATGACGGTGCTATGGTAGAATAACTTCTTGACAATTCAATGACACTACACTATTATGCAGTTTAAAATTGTTAACGGTGGGGTGTTATGAATCTGAGTGTTGGAACAGGAATAGCTATAGTTAGTATGTGGGCATTGCCTGTAGCTTGTAGTGTAATCATGAAAAACATGCGAAGACTATGGGTTAAATACGCATGGGACAAAGCGAGAACTATTAAAGAATGAAAATGTTTGACAAATGCGCTATGTTTACTGATATACATTTTGGTAGACGTAATAACAGTGAAGCGCACAATAAGGACTGTTTAAATTTTGTAGAATGGTTTTGTGAACAGGTCAAAAATGACCCCACGATTGACCATATTATGTTCTTAGGTGATTGGTTTGAAACTCGTAGTGCTATCGACCAAGAAACCATTAACTACTCTCAGAAAGCGTTTGACTTGCTTGAAGCACTTGAAATGCCCATCTACATGTTAGTAGGTAATCATGATTTGTATCGTAAATTTTCTAGGGATATTAACTCGTCTAACATCTTTAAAGAATACAACAATCTTATCATCATTCAGGAGCCTGAAGTTCGACCGGAACTTCATGATTCATTCTTGACACCATTTTTGTTCAGCCATGAATTTGAAGAAGTTGTTAAATACAGTAAGTACAAGACGTGGTTTGGTCATTTGGAACTGAACGACTTTTACATTACAGGGTATTACAATGTTAAAATGGAACACGGAGCAGACCCGAAACTCTTTAAAGATGTCGATAGGATATTTACTGGACACTATCATCGTAGGCAGTCTTACAATAATATTCACTATATTGGTTCTCCATTTGGCTTCGATTTTAGTGATATAGACGATTTCGACAAAGGTATGGCTACTTTCAGCCACATTACCGAAGTAACAGAATATTTCAATTATGAAGAAGGTGCCAAGTTCACCCAAATCAAACTAACCAAACTCTTAACAGATTTAAAAGCTGGAACTCTCAAATACCCTAACAATATTTCGATACGTTGTGTGTTGGACATGGTGTTGGATTATGAGAAACATATGACAGTTAAAGACCTGATTATGAAGTCTTTTGATGTTAGAGAGTTAAAGTTTGATGACCCTATCGAACTAAGACAATCATTGATGAACGCTGACACCGAAGAAGTTGATATTCTTATGGAAAACGAAGACGGTGAATTGCCAGAACTTAAAGAATTGGTTATAATCATGTTAGCTAAAATTGACACCGATAAAATTGACAATGACCTGTTGGTGAAACTATATAAAGAAATAACATAATGGAAGAATTAGAAAAAATTGCTGACTATCTTTGTGGATATGTGGTAGAATCTAATTCTATTCGTGTTGATACTGGTGACCGTACCAGTAAAGAAAACTACGATGACTTATTGGATTTAGAATCTGATATTGGTCATTTAATGGTAGAATGGGATGTTGTCGATAAATGGGCTGACCATGATACCCAAATTATAACGTTTCAAAAGGTTAAGAAAAATGGCAAGATTTAAAGTGAAAGGCGAAGGTTTCGGTGGATTTATGGCGTGGGTGTTTGGCGTGTTATTATCGTTTGCGGCTATCTACGCCTTCTATTGGGTATTCAAATCATTCAGCTATTGGTTGTTCTATGAAGACATGGTGCAAGACACAGTAAAAGAAATGCTTGGGCGTTATGTTAAACCTGAATCATTAAAATAACATGGAAAATATCTGGAATCGTTTAGACCTACTCGCTGGTGCTCAACTCTCTCATTTTCGCTATCTCGACTTCGAAAGATACAAACAAGAGTTGATAGAGCGTGATGTTAATTATACCCAAGAAGGTGAAATCTTATTAGAGAAATTCATTTGGGGCGAAGCTTACGAAACACATCATAATGATTAATTTTCTATCTGTAGATTTTAAAAACTTTCAAAGTTATGGTAATGCTGTTACTAGTTTCACTTTTAATAGTGATGGCACCAATCTTATCAATGGCGAAAATGGTGCTGGTAAATCCTCCATCATTTCAGCATTGGTGTATGGTTGCTATGGTAAATCCACCGAAGGGCTTAAAGACAACGACTTAATCAACAATATCAACGGTAAAAATATGGAAGTTACTGTTATATTTGAGAAAGGTGGGACGTATTACAAAGTCTATCGCGGTAGAAAGACCAAAGATGGTGACCAAGTTCGTCTATGGGAAAATGATGTTAATGATTTTCCCAGTACAGAGGTTTTCAACGATAAGAATGAAAAAACACTGGTTCCTGCCAAGTTTACGAACGATAAGGTTGAACGTATCATTAACATTTCCTATGAGTTGTTCATTAGAATCGTGGTGTTTTCTGCTAATAGCAAACCGTTCTTTGAACTAACACCTCGCACTGGAGCGGCAAACCAATCAGACATCATTGAAGAACTTTTCGAAATCACTGAGTTGGCTGCAAATGCTGACAAGCTTAAAGATAAGACCAAAGAAACTGACACAGCTTTACAGGTTGAAATGTCAAAGTCTGAAATGGTGGTCAAAGAACTTGAACGTTATAAAATTCAAATCACCAACATTGAAACGCGTATAGCAAAATGGGATGTCGATACTAAAGACACAATATCTAAGCTTAAAAAAGCTTTAGGTAAAGTTGAAGATGTTTCATTAGAAGATGAAAAGGGTTTTCATAAACAACGTGATGATTTACAAAAAGAAATCAATGATGTTGAAGGTAAAATTAAAACTTTGAAAAGTCATATTCGAGATGAACTGTGTAGTAAGCTTAAACTTATCAATGAGTTAGAGCATCTTAATAATGCTGAATGTCCGTATTGTTTTCAAAAGTTTGAGGCACCGGAAAAGATTGAATCGTGTGGTGCGTCGATTAAGACACATGACGAAACTATAGCTCTCACTGATGAAGCCAAAAGCAAGCTTGATGATGAACTTCGTGATTATCTAACCAACATGGATTTGATTACAGATTCCATAACGATTGATAACTTAGAAGAATTGTTAGCTATTCAGAATCAGAAAGAAGTGATACTGGACAAAATTGATGATTTGAAACAATCTGTGAACCCACACAACGAATCATTAACCGAGTTGAAGGATTCACCTGTTAAATCGCATGATATGAGCCTTATCAATGACTTAACTACGAGAAAGGAACATCAAAAATTCTTGTATAAATTGTTGACAGATAAGAATAGCTTTATTCGTAAAACTTTACTAAATAAACATCTACCGTATCTTAATGAAAGGTTGTATTACTATCTAACTGAGATGAATTTACCGCATACGGTGGAATTTGGGCAAGATTTAAGCGCAGTAATAACAAAGTATGGCAAGACTCTTAACTTTAAGAGTTTGTCCACTGGTCAACGTTCTCGTGTGAATTTGGCGTTATCATTTGCTTTCCGTGATATATTGCAGAAAATTTATGGTATGATTAACATTTACATTCTGGACGAAGTGTTAGACCGTGGCTTAGATAGTGAAGGTGTGGAATTAGCTGCAAAGCTATTGAAACGTAAAGGGGTTGAAGAAGATGTATCGATTTACATCATTACACATCGTAATGAGCTAGATAACTTCTTCGACAATATTATAACAGTAGAAATGGATAACAATTTTTCAAGGATTAAAGAATGATACGATTCGTAAGTAAGATTTTACCAGCAAAATTAGTAATGGAATTGGAATGTGCTGCTAGTGATAGGGGTATGACTATAGTAGATTTTTTGTGGTTTGTTATAAACAAGCATGACGAGAATACTTTATAGCAGGTACCAGTTTGCCGCTACGAAGCTTTTTGCCGCCCAAAAACGCTCATAACTAATTGATTTATATGTCAGAAAAGAGAAAACCAACATACACACTGTTGCTCAAAAAAGAGGGCAACACAAAATCCGATAAATTGGAGCTTTTTGATAAGTTTTTGTACCCAGAATTTAAGAATAGAGGTGGTGTTTGGCGGCTTCGTGTTAATGGTAAATGGTTTCCCGCAAATGCGAAAGAACCTAGATTTTTTACAGGAACAGAAGTTCGGAATATGTTCTTTAGGCAGATAATGTTATGGTAGTTAATATTAAAGATGATGAATGCGACATTTACATAGGTCGTGGTTCAAAGTGGGGTAATCCTTTTCGCATTAATATTGATGGTAATCGTGAAGAAGTTTTAGCCTTATATGAAATGTGGCTTATGAACAACCCAGAATTAATGACAGATTTACCTGAGTTAGAAGGTAAGATATTGGGGTGCCACTGTAAGCCTAAAGCTTGTCATGGTGATATTATTGAACAACTAATAGAAGTAAAAAAATATGTTGACTGATTTTGAAACAGGGTTTAACGATGAAACCTCTTATATGGATTATCTAAGAACTTACCCTAGAGATGGTAAGCACCTAATACTGCATACAGATTTACCGTGTAGTATCACAAAAGGTTCCGACCCTTTCTGGTTTCGTGACGATAAAAATATAGACCGCGAAAGTAAAACACAATTCTGGTATGTTAGTTTTGATTTGATGCCATATAATATCCCTATAAAGGCATTTCTGACTGTAGAGAATGCTTATAAGTATGCTCTATCGTGCTACATTAACTATCTAGATGTTGAATCCAAACGTTGTCATGATATTCTAATCAATCTGAATCTCCCACCAAAGGAGTGATTTTTAAGCTTTATAAATAGTTGAAAAACTATGATAAGGCTTAAAAAATGTATAAAATTACTATGGGGATTGACCAATCTTTTTCTTGCACTGGTATTGTTGTTTTTGATGGCAATGATTATATGATTCATCATCAAACTATTAAGACTAAAAAAGAAGAAGGTTCTATATTTAAACGAAGTCTAATAATAACTAATAATATTATAGATTTAATTAAATTATATGGCGTAGACCGAATTAATATTGAAGGATTAGCATTTGGGAATATGCCAGGTAATGCTACTAGAGATTTAGCGTGTTTACAAGGCGTGATAATAACTAAAATATTAGATGTATTGGGTAAAGAATGTAATATTATACCGCCTAAAACTGTTAAAAAAATAGCTACTGGTAATGGTAATGCCTCAAAAAGTGATATGATAGCATCATTACCAGAAAAAATATTAGAAGAGTTTAAATTAAAAGGGTACCGTAAAACCACAGGCATGGCTGATGTGACAGATGCTTTTTTTATTGGTAAATTTTAATGTGTGTATTTAAAAGCGTACTTGGGGTCTTTTTTCATAATCTGTTCGTATGGTGTCATTTCTTTAGGTTCGTGTTGGTGCCAACCCCACACTTGTTGTGGTGATATTTTGTCGAAACCATGAAGGCTTTCTCTGTCTGCGTGTAAACGATATAAGTCCATTCTTTCAACCTTTTATAAATATTACTATATTTATGAGAAACGACAAATGAACTTTTTAAAACTACATAATGAACCGGAAAAATTAGCTGGCTATGAAGAGTTGTTAAATAATGCTACTTTTATATGGACAGAGCTTACTGATATGGATAGCGCAGATTATGATGAATATTTTGCTGATACCACAGTTCTTGAACCATATGAACATGTTTTAGCGAAAGACCCTTATTATGTGTATATGTATGCGCATTATGTATTGGATGCTCAGTTTCCTGAAGGGTGAAGATGCTATAGCAAAAACTTTGTTTGCAAAACAATATAGAGAAGACCAATGGTAGATGAAGAAGAATTAAACCTATATAGATATTACAGTAAACCACAAGATTTGTATGAGTTTGAAGATACACTTACTGCTAAATTTTTTGAATGGTATGATGGATTTGATGAAAACGATTATGATGGTACGTATGAAGAAATTACAGAATCTCCACGATTAGCTTTTTTGTTTGTTAAACGTATGATAGGTAGACCGTTTCCCGCATTGGAAAGTGTTATAGCTAAAGACGCTAAATATGCGTATCAGTATGCACAAAATATATTAGATGCCCCGTTTCCTGAAGGTGAAGCCGCCATTGCTAAAGATGCGAATCAATCGTATTTCTATTCTACTGCTGTCTTGGGTGAACCTTTCATCAAAGGCGAAGAAGCCATAAAGAAAAGCAAAGCGTGGAGCAATCATTATTATAGGAAATACCCAAACAGGGATTATTTAGGAAGGAAATAAAATGTTACTACACGAAATATTTGATAGACCTTTACCATACAAACAGGTAAGCTCTTCGTCACACAAAGATTCATTTGAATTTACCACATCTGGAGGTATTACAATCAATGTCAATGTGTTTAAGATTCCAGATTTTAGACAAGCTGGTGTTGATATTGATGGTGCTGGTATAGGGTTTGACTTCCAGAACACAGAATTTGAGGGTGATAAAGAAGGTATAACTGGCACTAGTGACGAGTTTGAAGTTTTTTCGACCGTGATAACCATCATTAGGAAAGCGTTGCTAGAACACGACCCTGAGTTGGTAGCATTTGGTGCTCATGAAGGTAACAGACAGTCGTTATACGATAAAATGATTAAGTTTATGCAACGTAAATATTCTTATGAACTATTAGATACGCCTCCTGTGATGTTCCCATTGGGTGATTCCAAGTATTATGTGTTGAAAAAACTATGATAGAATTCAATCTATACAAAATATTTAATAACCCAGAAGAGCTGGATTTATATGATGGGATGGTTAATGGTAATGTGGATATATTCTGGGATACGTATAAAGATAATGCTGATAAGCTTAAAACTAATGAAAATTTGATTTCTAGTCGAGCAGATTATTCATACAAATACGCTAAAAACATATTAGATGGACAACGTTTCCCTAAAGGTGAAGATGCCATTGCCACTAATGCTGAATACGCATTTAGATATGCTAGAGATACGTTGAAAAAAAGATTTAAAAAAGGTGAGGATGTCATCTATAAAAGTGAATATTCTGATATATATGACGATTTCCTCCAATCTTTAAAGAATATACCAGTAGATTGATAAATAATATAAATACTTTAAAAATATATAAAGGAAACACAATGTTACTATTAGAAATATTCAAAAAAATGAGTCTTACCGAAACATTTGTAATGCTGTTGATGGAAGGTAAGCTTGACAAAATGGCAGAAATGTATTCTGAAAAGTTGGAAGACCGTTTTGATAATGATAATCGAGTTCCCGCCAATATGAAAGCCAGATTAAGTCAAGGTGAGAACATTGCTGGTAATTTGATAAACCTATTTGCCGAAATTGACCCAACTCGTAAAAAAAGCAACGTTCAATGGATGATTATACAATATATTAAAGGTGAACATTTAGAAGATATTGACCATGCTAAAAGGGCATTAACCACACTTGAAAAATATAAAGGGAAAATAGCAAAGAATCAAATCATGCAATATAAAAGTATTGCTGAATTGAATGCAGAAATTGAAAAGGTTATTAAAAGTGGTGATGTAAATGATTTAGACAACATTCCACCCGAAGAAGCCACGTATGTTGTGAATTCGCCTAACTTTAAAATCATTATACCTAAAACACATAAAGCTTCTTGTAAGTATGGTGCGTCAGGTTGGTGTACTACTAATGACGATGACCATTATTATAAAAATTATACTGGTCAAGGTGATTTATACATCATAATGGTTGGTGGTGGTACAGACCCTAAGAAATATCAATTATCTTATGAAGGCGGGGAATTTAATAACTCTCAAAATAAACCTTTAACACAGCATGATATAGATACTTTGTCTAAATTTCCACAGTATAAAGATTTCTTGAACATGTTGATTAAAAAGCATTATTCTAAGTATTTCAAATAATTAGTACCATGACTTTCAAACAATATTTGGTTGAAAGTGGTGTACTAGATGACATTTTAGGTAGTTTCGATTCTGATTCTCAAGAGTCGCAGCTACCTAAAGCTCCACCACCTACTAACATTCCACCTCGAATTATACAAGCACCCAAACAAGATAAGTTTGTAGATTACTATTATGGTATGGAACTCAAGAAATTGCTACGTGGTGAACCTATTACTATAAAAAATATTGCCGAACTTTATGCGTTTGATTATATGGCTCCTAGAGATAGCGTGACGTTAAATTTGTCAGTTGATGACATTGCAAAATATAAAGAATATGATATAACCCGTGAACAAGAACCTGAACGTTGGGGTAAATTGTATTCATCAATCAAAGCTAATGGGGTGCAAACCGCTGGCACCATAATTTTAGACCGGATTCATAATGGCAGTAATGCTGGAAGTGTTGGTGTATTGTTAGGTGAAGGTAATCATCGGTTAGCTATTAGTATAGCGTTGGGCTTAAAAACAATGCCTATAAATTTCAGCGTCAAAAAGTAAGACCCCATCACAAAATTAAATTTGCAATTCTCTACCGTGTTGGTATAATAGACTCAACTTAAACAAAGGTGAGCATCATGGCTAAGAAAATATTCAAATTCATCAACACTGCGGGTCATGGTTATCTGGTAGTCCCAAACAAAATCATTAAAAAATATCTTGAACTTCTTATTGACACAGATAAGTTATCTGATGTATCATACAGCTATTGGCAAAGAAAGAATTGCTATCTTGAAGAAGATGTTGAAGCTTATAAATTTCTTGAATGGTATGAAAAAGATGTGGGCGTAAAGCCTTCCATTTCTGAAACATATCAAGAAGATATTCGTAAAACACGTCCAATAAATTGGGTGGTAGGTATCGACCAAGCTGATGGTTCGCATTGGATTATATAACCATGAATGAGTTATTACAATGGGAAATTGATTGGATTAATGCCCACCCAGAACGGTACGAAGGGACAATGCACAGGAAAGCTGTCATTGGAAATATAACAAAAATGTATCAACTCAGAGAAGTAAAAAAATTTATAAAACATTTTAATGATAATCTTGATATTATACAACAAAATAAATACCAATCAATATAATAGCTATAACTTAACCAAAAAGGTAATGATATGAGCAATTACACATTTAAAACTTCCGTGGTCACTATACGTGATGTCGAGCATGAGGTTGTAGTGAATTTTGACTATTCACCACCGGAAGAAGAAAAATTCAATCCACTGGAAGGTATTGGGAATCCATATTCCCCAGCAGAAGTTTCTTTACTCAGTGTTGACACTGTACTTTTCAATGCTACAACTTTAAATTTTGTTGATGTCCCTGACCAACTACCTAAATCTGAATGGGATTTGTTGGAAATGAGAGCGTTTGACCATGTGGAAGAAGTGGAAGGTGAATAATGAACTTAATATTATCAGAACATGCAGCACACCGTTGGGAAGCAAGATTTCCTAATATAAATTTTTACGCTGTGGTACCAACAGCAATAAGGTTAACATCAAGATTCGCCAGAGTTTTCAGACAACGCCACGAAGATGCTTCTGGTTGCCTAGAGCGAAGAGATTATTACTACGTTTACGAGGCTGGGATTATTTTAGTCTGTCATGGTAAAATTGTGGTCACGGTTCTTAAAACATCTCGCGAAATGCATGAGTTTCTTAACAGATGCCAATTGAAAAAAGAAAATTCTGCATTAAGACCACAATATAAATCTAAAACGTGTGGTATCATTAAACGTGAAAAACAAGCGAGACACGATAGAAGACCTCCTTCTAATCGTGATATACTAAACGAATACGCATTTTAATATATGACAATAATGGATAGTTGGGTATCAGAGCATACCCCAAGAATTTCCCAAGAAAAAGGGTTGGGGTGGTTAGAAGAACAAACCACCAAATATAATATAGTAGAAATGCCAGTCGGTGCTGGAAAGTCAACCTATGGATTAACATATTCAAATTGGCTTTCTGGTGATACTGGTGGTGATTCTTTTATACTAACACCTCAAAAAATCTTACAAGCTCAATATGAAACAGAAAAACTTTTAAAACCTAATGGGTTAGCTTCGCTGTACGGTAAAGCTAACTATTCATGTATGGATTTAGAAACATCTTGTGACCTTGGGTTGAAGTTTAAAGGTAAAGATTCATGTAAATATTGCATCTATAAAGCAGCCTTAGACCGTGCTGTACGAAGTAATAACTTGGTTCTGAACTACACGTTAGCCTTATTGATGTTTGGTTACACTGGAGTGTTTGAGCCTCGTAAACTGATGATATGTGACGAAGCGCATAATCTTGAAAGCCAATTAGTAGATTTCAATTTAGTTTCGATTAACAGTAAACGGTTAGATATGCTAGGTATGGGTAAAAAGTTACCTGTGTTTGGTATAATTGATAGTGCATTTAACTGGCTCGATGATACCTATGAGCCTATATTGAAAGAAAAAGTTCTGCGTTTAGAAGATGAAGCAGAAGATATTGTTGAATACACAATGCCTAAGATGATGAAGCCGGAAGAACGATATGTTCTAAAGATGGCTGAAAAACTTCGTAATCATTTAGATGTGGTTAACACATTTTTAAACAAAGGGTTAGATGTTATTGGTAAAGATTTTGTATTGATGTCTGATGATGATACATTGCAGTTTAAATCTATCTACGGTAAAACAAATTTCCGTGAAATGTTAGACCCAATGGCAGACAAATTTTTGTTTATGTCTGGTACCATCATTGATAAAAATGAATACAGCAAAAGCCTTGGGCTAGACCCTGATGAAGTTTCGTTCTTATCGCTTGATTCAGAATTTTCATCTTCGAATAGACCTGTAGTTTATATGGGTGGTACAAAAGTTAACGCTAAATGGATGCAACCCGAAAATGATGCAGGTAGAGATAAGTATCTTGATAACATTAAAGAGATACTATCACTACACAAAAACGAAAAAGGCATCATACACACTGGAAACTTTAAAATAGCTGAATGGTTGGTGGAACGATTAGAAGATGGGAACCACACGATTTACCATCATAATCCTGGTTCCGACCATAAAAGAGAAGCTATAATCAAAGCATACTTATTAGACCCTAAACCAAGCATCATGATTTCTCCATCAATGACAGAAGGTGTTGATTTGAAAAATGATTTGGGTAGGTTTGCTATCATTGCTAAATTAGCATTCCCTTATCTTGGCGATAAATGGATTAAAAAACGTTTAGAATTATCACAAGAATGGTATGCTATTGAAGTTGTGAAAGCAATGATTCAAGGGTGTGGTCGTGTAGTGAGGTCTAAGACTGATTTAGGTACATGTTATATCGTTGATGAATCGTGGGCTTACTTCTATCGTAAGAACGCTCATTTGTTCCCTAAATGGTGGCGTGAAGCTTACGTTGTGATAGATTAATTATGAATAAAGATATTTTTGTATTTGCTGTCGGGATAAACGCATTCTATGATTTTAAAATGAATGAGCTTGATGGTAACGAGCCTTATCGTATACCTAGAATGGTTTATGTTGGTAATGTTAATGCTTGTAGAGGTATTGCTAAACCAACAATCATCATTCTTGATGGTGCTGAACATAATAAAAGATATAACGCAGAATTCTTTAAAGGATTGATTGATATACCATTTAGCGACATTGACCGAATGATATTAGAAAATTTTCAGATTAAAATCTTGCAAACTTATTTGTAGCTGTTATAATAGACCCATCTTAAACAAAAACGGTGACTGTTATGCAAACTGATGAAGAACGTGAAGAATCAATAAAAAACCACATTCAAGGTCTTATTAGCGATTTGAACTGTATGTCAATTGATGATGAACAGTTAGCGAAAGTTATATCGTCAACCATCAACAGCAATCACCGCACGTTGCAACAATCTTTCTTTCGTGTACTCAAAGGTGCCATTGAACATTATGGTAAATACGCATACACTGACCAACGCAATGAAGCATCAAGAGATTGGTGTAATGAAGCGTCAAAGGTAGAAATGAACATTCCATTCATTTAAGGTTAACAATAGGGGATTGATATGTCTAGTCAAAGAGAACCAAGACGTAGATACGGTGATACAACAGGTTTAGGGCAACGTGAATTGTCTGAATTGCCTACAGTACCATTAACGGCTTTAGACGTTATAAAGGCTGCTGAAATAGTGTTAGCCAATGAACGCAAAAGAACACAGAACTTATATGGAAACCATTAATGCGATTTGAACTAACAGATGAACAATTTGACCAGTATATAATTTGGCAACGTGCCCACAAATGCACAGTTAGAGATGTTGGTGCCATTGGCGGTAAGATTACATTTGAATTCACTCCTACTGGATTAGGTGTGATACAAATGGTTAAATGTGTCTGCGGAAAAACATTAAACTTAACTAACACGGATGATTGGTGATGAAGAAAGCGTTTTGTGATTATTGTAATACTGAAATCACCGAAACTAATAATGGAAATTCTACTATAAAACCAAGGAAACTTGACGAGTTGAATTTGGAAGTGTTAGTGTATCCTAAAGGTTCCCCCCTCGTGCGTGGTGATGTATGTAAACCATGTTTGTTAAAACTTGTAACAGAATTTTGTAGGTGAAGATAATGGCTAAAAAATTAAAAGTGTGGGGTGGAATGACGTTTCGAATTAGTAAATCTTCCAGAACGATTGTTGCTGCTTACACGAAAAAACGAGCTATGGAGCTTCTTGGTTTAACGCCACACGCAATGAAAGAGTATTGGTCTATAACTGGTAACAAGGTTGAAATTGAGGTAGCTACTGGAACCCCAGAAACGGTTTTTTGTGCTGTCAGAGATGGTTATTCACTAACAGTTGAAGAATTTGTAGCGTTCGAGAAGTAGTTCACACAAATAAATTTGCAATCTGTTCACCGTTTGGTATAATAGTACCAACTTCAACGAAATGGTGAGCAACATGTTATCAAAAACCACAACAAATTATGCCAATAAACGTGGCTTAGATGTTACAAACCATATCATCAATGAAGACGGTACATTCAAAAACGTGACAAACACTATTTGGGTATGGGAAGACGACAACGTTTCAGAGCCTTTATTCATATACACCTCTAATGACGATGGTTCATTCACATTGCACGGTAACATATATCTTGCTGATTCAATCAAAGAAGAACTCCCAGCTCACATTAAAGACGAAAAACATCTTAGAGAAGTATTGGCGTTTGTTGCGAAAGAATTAACTGCGTAAATCCTACTGATTTGATAAATATTGATTAAACATAAAGGGTATCATCATGGATAAGCAAACAACATTTAAAGAGTTTTTAACTGAAAGTTCTTTAACAAGAGTATATCAACATTCTAAACAACATGCTATTGGCACTATCACTGCGTTTAGATATGGTTATGAAGACGAAGATGGAGAAACCATACCATATACCAAACGGGAAAATAAACAGCGTAATAAATCTCTGTTAGCAAAACTATTAAGATATGGATACAGTATTACAGCAGTTAAAGGCACCTACATTGAAAATTACAATTCAGACGATGCTAGGGAAGTTGCTGAAGATGTATATTTAGTTGTAGATATAGGAGAACGTAACGATTTGAGAAAGAATTTGAAAAAACTTGGTGTTGAATTTGACCAAGATTCAATTTTGTTTGTTCCCAAAGGTGCTCAACGTGGTGAATTAATTGGTACCAACCATACGGGGTTCCCAGGTTTTGATAAGATAAATTATCTGAAAAATCCTATTTTTGGTAGAAATGGTGAATTCTATACAAGAGTTAATGGTAGACCATTTATTCTAAAAGAATCAACATCATTTGTCGAGAAACCAGTGAAAGGTTGGGGTAGAAACTATTCGATTAAATTGACCGCAGAAAAATCTTGGCAAGAAATCGAAGTTTGATAACTCTATCACACAAATAAATTTGTAATTTGTTCCCCGTTTGGTATAATGGTACCAACTTCAACCAAACGGGGAACATCATGAACACTATTCCAGCTTTACCTAACAAAGATAAATTGTTATCTTTGTTATCTGATGGTTATGTGGGGATTCCTAATTGGTCAGATGAAGAACAGCAAGAAGTGTATGCAGCGTTAAAATCGTTGTCATTCCATTGCTACAGAACAGAAAAATTTTTGGAGATAAATATTGACTGAAGAAGCTGCACTATATTCACCACAAGATGTTATTGACCTTAGAAACGAACTTGGCTGTTCGTTAATGGAGGCTAAACGGGTGTTTGATATAAAAATGTTGGTGATTGAGATTACCCAAGCTAAAACACTTGAAGATTTAAAGCCTGTGTTATTGAAAATAGTTACTATGTTATGAAACTGTTTGTAGATGAATTAGAAGCTGCTGAAGTTGGCTATGCTGAATTAATACGTATAGGCAAAGAGCAGAATGCTGACCATTATGCACCTTTTGAATTTGAAGGTACCAATGGTGGTGCTGCTGTATTGTGGAAAGATGGATTGATAATAGCTTATTTTCTGATAGTAAGAAATGAAAATAACTATTCAATATTGATACAAAATGAAATAGAAGGTGGTTACGATGCCAAAGAAAACGATTAGTACCACGTTAACCGTGGACAAACAGAAGTTAAGAGATGAACAATTTCTAGATATTCACCATGAAGTGTCACTAGACGTTGATGCACCTGGTATTGACATTTGGACGTTCCCAGACGGTAGCCATGACGGTGAATTGATATGGGCGTATTTGCCTGAAATTGTTGATAACCTGTTAGAATATGAAGAATTCGAAGAGTTCATCATTGATGATTGGATTAGCGCATTCAAAGACGAAATCAAAAAGATGGAAGCTTACAAAGCCAAACTTCAAGATAAAACCAATGATTCCGAATAGACCAATGACCCTTCATGGTGTCCAGATATTCATAGCATCCCCTGTAACGGTTCCTAACTATCGTATTGATGATAAGGTTCAGTTGGGTGATGAATATCGAAAATATATCAATGAGTGGCTTTATGACTTCTTTGGTGGTACCATCATTGAAGTCGTTGAAGATGATGTGACTTTTAAAGCTCCTGAAGGGTTGGTAATGAATCAGAAAACTTATAACAAACTTGAAGTACAACTGGACTACCTGAATCACATATAATTACAATCCACTCATGCGTTTATAAATAAAGGCATGAGTAAAGCTATAGACAACGCATTTGACATAGAACCATATGACCCAGAATCAACTGAATTGATTGATTATGCTGAGATGGCAAACTTGCCTTCTGTAAATGTAATTCACCCCGATTATGATATAAAAGATTCTGAAATTGAAGACCAATTTCAAGAAGTTTATGATAAAGCTATGACTGCATTTGACACTCAGGTTGATGCTACTGAAGATATTGAGGGTAAATATCTCGCTCGTAATTCTGAAGTTGCCAACCAACTACTAACAACAGCACTTCAAGCTGCCAAAGAAAAAGCCAGTCTTAAACAACATTCCGACCATCTTAAAATCAAAAAAGACATTAAAGGCAATACTACCAACATTCAAAACAATGTCATGATGGACAGAAATGAACTGTTGAAGATGATGAAAGGTGATATTGAGTAATTATATATACTAATGTGTTCAATCAAATTAGGTATATATCATGAACAAAGTTCCTTCCCCCGTAGATTTTTATAAACAAAATTTAACATGGTTTGACCACAAACTATACAATCTAGACGCATACGACCCTGAACAATCATTAAATAAAAAAATTCATTTTTTCGGTGATAGACGTGCTGGCAATACGTACACGCTATTGTTAACGGTTCTTCATAATTTATTAACCAATCCTAATAAGCAAATGGTTTTTATGCGTAGTTTCACTATACTTGTGACTGATGATATGTTTAGAACTTTATATGAAATGTATAAAGAGCTAGAAGAAACTACCCCAAATTTTCAAATGTTTAACACCATAGTGGCTAGAACTAGATATTCTATTACTTTTAGTAATGGTAGTTATCTTAAAAAAATGGGTAAAGATTTACCCATTGCTATGCGTGGGTTATATGGTTATGATTTTTGGTTTGTTGGTGATGAAACCAACATGTATAAACCTGAAGATTTTAGAATCATCGAAGAAGCTAAATGCAATCTTACATATAGGTACAATCTAAGAGAGCTATACGCCAACTGAAAATAACATCATTTACAAAATCCTTGTATAAATATCAGACAATTACAAGGATTTTAATGTGGCAAGTAACAATCTTAAACGTGCTAATGAGTTAGTCGCTTATAAGCCTGAAGACCTCATAGAACTGAGAAAATGTTCTCAAGACCCAATATATTTTATAAAAAAATATTGTAAAATTGAACACCCTCTTCACGGTATTATACCGTTTGACCTATATCCATATCAAGAAGATTTAATTAAATCATTTTTAGAAAATCGTTTTACTTTGGCTCTCTGCTCTCGCCAATTGGGGAAATGTTTTTTAAACACTACTTTTATAAATAGTATTAAGAAGCCAAACGGTTTCAAACGTTTAGTGCTTAAATTATTTTATAAGAGAGAATATGATGCGATATTTAGAAAACCGAAGACTGAAAAGACCTCTGAACACTATTAAAATTGAAAATTTAAAATATATCAACATACCCGAAGATTATATTTTATATCGTGATGGTTCTAAATTGAATTATATTATCAAAGATGATGATGTAGATAAGATTATAAAGGATGAACGCAAAGCTTATCAACGTAAACTGAAAACTTCAGAAGAATTTCTGTTAACTAAGGCTTTTATTAAGAATACTAACGGAAATATAATTTCTGATAAACAAAGAGTTGAAATTGAACGAGTTATGTATGCTATGTGGAAATATAATGAAATGTTGAGAATAGAAACTCTAGTATTATTGCTTAATAATGGAATAGAAACAAAATTGTTAGAACGTATTAGATTATTGGGTAATTTGAAGGCTACTGATTCAAGATTTAACAAAATATTGTTATATGGGATAAAAAAAGGATTAGAAGAATTTAGAATTAACAAATCTGAAAGAGTGAAAGGTTCTAACAATCCAGCTTATCAACATGGCGGGAAATTAAGTCCATATAGCAAAAAATTTATCAAATATGATAGTTCTGATGAAAGTGAAAATATCAGAAAATCTATGTTCGATAAAAATATAAAGAACAGGAATGATAATCAAAATAACACATGTAGATTAGATTATTACACATCAAGAGGTCGTTCGGAAGAAGATGCTGTGTTGGCTTTGAAGAAACGTCAAACTACATTTTCAAAACAAAAATGTATTGACAAATATGGTGATGTAAAAGGTTTTAACGTTTGGAAGAAACGTCAAAATAAATGGCAAGGCACATTAACATCTAAATCTCAAGAAGAAATTGATATTATTAACAAAAAGAAAAGAAGCATTGGTGGTTGCTCTAAAATAGCTACTGAGTTATTTGGGTCTTTAGGGTATGGTTTTGCGAGATATGATGGTAATGGTGGCGAATAAGAATAAAATAATAACAGAATGTAAGGATTTTATAAATGAATGGGATAATGAACTTTTCGCATCTTAAAGAGAAAATATTAAAATGGTGTTTAAGTGAAGAAGCTGTTATTTATGGTGAACTATATAAACAATACCAAACTAACAAAGTAGAACGATACCAACAAAATAAACTTAAATTTGTTGAAGAATCTGAACCGAATGATTTGTTTATTAAAACACCTTCAGGAATATCACCAATAAAACGATTATTGAAAACTGTTGAATATGATGTATATCGTATTACTTTGGAAAACGAATTATTCTTAGAATGCGCTGATGAACATTTATTGATAGGCGAATATGGTGATGCTATATTCGCTAAAGATAGCAAAGGAACTACATTAAGAACGATTAAAGGACCATCTGCTGTTGTAAGCGTAGAACCATTGAATCGTTCTGAATCTATGTACGATATAGAGATTGATGGTGATGACCATACATATCATACTAATGGAATATTATCACATAATACAACTTGCGCTGCTGCTTTCTTCTTGTGGTACGCAACATTTGAAGAACATAAGACTGTTCTTATCGTATCAAACAAAGAATCAAACGCTACAGAATTCATTCATCGTCTTCAGGTTATGTATGAATACTTACCTAAATGGTTGAAGGCTGGTGTTGATGGTGAATGGAATAAAAAATCTGTTGGTTTTGATAATGGTTGTCGTGTTATATCAAGAGCGACTTCAGACTCATCAGCAAGGGGTTTATCATTATCTATCGTATTTGCAGACGAACTTGCATTCGTTAGGGATAACATTCAAGATGAATTTTGGGCTGCTCTATCACCAACATTATCATGCGTTACGGGTGATACACTGGTATTGACCAAAAATGGCTATGAAAAAATAGAAGATTTTCATAAAGGTAAAGGTGTTGGTGATTATTTTGAAATAGATGGTGTAGAAGTGTACGGTAAAGAAGGTATTGAACCATTATCGCATGGTTATGTATCACCAGAAAGCGATACTTTAATTATAGAAACACAACGCGGTTTTATGATAGAGGTTACTCATAATCATCCATTATACGCGTTAACAGAAAACCCTGAAATGGTTAAAGCTAAAAATTTAACTACAGCGAACTATTTAAGAATTGATTATGGGATGAATCATTTTGGAAAAAAATCTTTAGATAGTGACATCGCTTATATGTTAGGTGGATATATAGCCGAGGGGTGGTCATCACATTTTAAAAATGCTAAAGGTGAACGGGTTAATTCTGCCATATATATAGCAAACCTTGACAGTGATTTTCGTGAAGTGTTTTATCGAAATGGTTTTAGTGACGACCTTAATCAATCACACAAAATTAGAAAATTTGGTGTAGATGTGTGCAGGTTTTGGGAAAACGAATATGGTATAAATTTTACTCAAAAATGTTATGACAAAGAAATACCACATTATATCATGCAATCTAATAGTAAGACTATTGGCATGTTTCTTAGGGGGTTATATGATGGTGATGGTAGTATTACTGTAAATCGAGGGATTAATCTTACATCTACTAGTAGAAAATTAATTCAGCAAGTTCAAATTTTATTGATGAATTTTGGCATTTTAACTACGCTGGTTAAAAATGATGCTGAAAAAATAATGATACGTGAGCGTGAAAGCTGTAGACTTTTGCCACAAGGAAAACCTATTCAATCATTAAGAGATAGTTGGGGGTTGAACATATCACGTTCAAACGCTGGTTTATTCCAGCGGTGTGTAGGTTTTAATATAAAGTATAAAGGGGATAAATTAGAAGAATGTATTAAAAAATATCCTCAAGATGATTACAAACAGAAAGTCATCCCTTTTGACATTATAAAAAATGTTATATCTAACATAGTAGAATCAAGCGGAAAAACAAAAAAATGGTTTAGAGATAAAGGGTGTCGTTTAGATAAACTTTTTAATAAATCCACAGAAAGAACGTGTACACTTAGATGGTTGGAAGTTTTTTACAAAGCTGTTAGACATATGGATTGTGTAGCTCAATATCACAATATATTCAATGAATTGTTAGGATATGATTGTATATGGGATAAAATAAAAACTATAACTCCATCAACTAATAAGACGTATGATTTCACGGTACCAAAAACCCACACTTTTTTACAAAACGGTATTTTAGGTAGCAATACGGGTGGTTCGTGTATCGTGGCATCAACACCTAATGGTGACATGAACTTATTCGCTCAATTAGCCAGAGCATCAGAAGCAAAAACTAACGAATTCGTATTTAAAAAATATATCTGGGAAGATGTACCAGAACGTGATGAAGCTTGGAAGAAGTCTGAAATCATGCGGATTGGTGAAGAGAAATTTTTACAAGAACATTTGTGCCACTTCTTATCTAGTGAAGCCATGCTTATTAGTAGCATGGTTCTATCCACTATTAAACCCAAACAACACGTTCGGGAACTTAAAGAATTCAAATTGTGGGATTCTTTTTCTCCTGAAAAATCTTACATTGTTGGTGTTGACCCTAGCACCGGAATTGATAATGACTTTTCGGTTATCGAGGTCTTTGAATTTCCTACTATGATTCAAGTAGGGGAATTTCGTTCAAACACTTGCAACACTACACAATTATACCAAGCTTTAAAAGGTATTCTTATCATGATGGAACGTGTTGGGTGCCAGATATTTTACAGTTCGGAAAATAATGGCATCGGTGAAGGGTTGTTGGTGTGTATTGAAAATGATGAAAATGCACCGGAACATGCTGAGTTCGTAACGCAAGCGAATTCTAAACGTGAAGGTTTTGCTACGACCAACAAGAGCAAAATTAAAGCTTGTATTAAGTTGCGTGAAATGTTTGAATCTGGTAAGATTGAAATTAAATCGGAGCATTTGTTATTTGAGCTTAAAAATTTCATTAGAACCAAAGCATCATATGAGGCTCAGCCTGGTGCTACAGATGATTGTATATCCGCAGTGCTGATAGTTATTAGAATTTTAGAAGAAATAATATTGTATGATGATAGAGCTTATGCTATGATGGAAGAAAGTTTAGGAGAAGATTATTTCTCTAATGATGTATATGACGAGAATGGTGTTGATGCGGCAATGCCAATAGTTTTTTAATGATGTATGACAAAAAATTGAAGGAAATTGGGTACCATTTATCGAATGGTGGTAATATAGGAAATTACTGGCGTAATGTAAAATTGAAAGAATTATTACTAAAAGAAACAGATTTTTTAGTAGGTGTCAATACTAACATTGAGCGAATGTATTATATTATTAATGATTTAAGAGAACAACAACGATGCGTTTGCTCCAAATTAACTAGTGTTAAACGAGTAAAGGGGTATTATATAGTTCAATCGTGTTCTAGGCATTGCGCTATGTCTGTGATTGGTAATGATGGTTTAACTGGTTATGAGAGAATAGGTAAAAAGACTAAAGATGCAATGGAAGTTGTAGGAGATGATGGACTAACAGGTTATGAACGTAATTCGGTTAAAATATCTAAAACCTTAAATAGTGTTCAGGAATCGGGAAAGACTAGAGGACAAGAATTGGGGGAATTGAGTGCTATAGCTCGAACTGTTGTTGATGTTAGCAGTGGGTTAACTATTAACCAAAAAAATGGTAAAAAAGTTTCGAAAACATTAATGGCTATTCAACCTTCTGGAAAAACTAGAGGGAAAGAATTGGGTGAGTTGGCTAGAAAAGTAAGAATAGTGGAAGATGATAATGGGTTGAACGGGTATCAACGGTCAGCTTTAATGATGTCAAAAACAGTTAAAAAACAAAAATACTATGAGCATAAAGATAAAATAGAATCATTGGGTTTCACCGTTCTCAGTAGTTTAAGTGAATATTATAAAGATGTATATTTTAGATATAAATGTAATACGTGTAACCAACAAAACTACACACGATACAGAAATTTGAGATGTTTAAAATGTAATCCTTACAACAAATCTATAGCGGAACAAGAAATTATAGATTATTGTGATTCATACGTTTTAGTTAAATCTAACGCTAGAAATATTATATCACCATTAGAACTTGATGTGTATGTGGAAAGTTTGAATCTTGCCATTGAATATAATGGATTATTCTGGCATAATCACAATAAACTTGAAAACAAAAATTACCATCTCAATAAAACTGAATTATGTGAAGCTAAAGGAATTCATCTTCTTCATATTTTTGAAAATGAATGGCTCGACCCCACAAAACAAAATATTTGGAAGTCAATCATATCAAATAAATTAGGTCATTCCACACGATTATACGCTCGGAACTGCGGGATAAGAACAGTATCAAGCGTTGAAAAGTGTGAGTTCTTAAAAGCTAATCATCTTCAAGGTGATTGCCCTTCATCTGTTAATGTTGGGTTATATCATAATGATGAATTGGTTTCATTGATGACCTTTGGGAAATCAAGGTTTAGTAAAAAATATGATTGGGAGTTGTTACGTTTTTGTAATACATTAAATGTTAGTGTTGTTGGTGGAGCATCACGTTTGTTGAAACGTTTTCGAGCGTTAAACGATGGCTCAATCGTTTCTTACGCTGATAAACGTAGAAGCAATGGCAATCTATACAAACAACTAGGGTTCAGTCATAGCCATGATTCTAAGCCAAATTACTGGTATTTTAAAAGCGGTGATATAATGTTAGAATCTAGAGTCAAATATCAAAAACATAAATTATCAAAAATTTTAAAATATTTTGATTCTGATTTGTCAGAAAGTGATAATATGAATAATAACGGATACCATAAAATTTATGATTGCGGTAATCAAGTTTGGGTGTTATGATTATTTCTCTAATGATGTTTGACTATTTCCTGTATTTTAAGTATAATATAAATATAGAATTAACTATGAGGAAAAACATGAAACTTAAAGATATTACTGAAGCCGTTTCCAAAAAAGAACCAATCTTTACCAAAGACGAATTAGCATATTTGAAATCTGAACTAGCTGGAGAAGGTTTTTCCGGTAAAGCTGTGGTTTCAACTAAACCAACCATCCGAAATTCTAAAAGAAAAAAAGGGGATTACCTGTGGAATGGTGAAAAGTCTTCCATAGTATATAAACGTATAATGGATTTAGATACGGGCAAAATCATTAAAAGGTCTTATACTTCTTCTTCGGCTTATGGTATTGAAGATGCTTCTATTCTGGCAGTTGAACAATGGAGGAATGGGGAAGGAATGAAATTATTCAAGTATGAACAATTACCATCGGATGTTCGTGCAAAATTTGATATGATGTAAAATATAATGGTGTTTTAATGTTAGAAATCAAATTAGAGAAATTAGAAAAATCGTTGTTAAATGAAAGGTGACGTATGAAACAACAGCGAAAAGAAAGATTTGCCCCTTTCTGGGGAAACGTTTATGTATGGGTAATGGCTGTATGGGTTGGTAATTTATAATGGAACAAAAAGCGGTGGAACGACATGAAACAAGTAACAATGGCATATCTTCCTTTGTTACGGTTATGGAAGATGACAAATGCTCAAGAGAAATCGGTGTTTGTACGGCAATGCCGAGTCCATTGTAATGCAATTTGAAATCAGATTATGCGATTGACAATAGGTGATTTAGTTGAACAAGTTTAAGGTGTATGACACTGTTTGGATGCTGTCAAACAATACCCCCATAGAACAAAAGGTTTTTGCTGTAGTTGAAAGCATGGATTATTGGAAAACAGGTACCGAATTCAGGTATCATGTGGTAAATTCTCAGATAGGTGCTGGTTGGGGTAACAATGAAGGTGTAATACGCGGTGAAGATGAATTATACGCTTCTAAACAAGAACTTTTAGAATCATTATGAAAAAACCGGAAATATTAACAGGTAGACAAATTGATTTGCAGATGGCTATCACTAATCGTGACAAAGTTGCTCTCAATAACATGTACCATATCAAAGAAATCACAATTGAAGAATTGGTCGATGCGGTCATTGCGATAGATGAATCGGTAACCGATTGGGCTAAATGTAAACGTTGGTGGAAATCATTATGGGTGTAGGATACGATAATTTCGTTGCTGTGTTGAAAAAGTTTTGCCCTGAATCAAAACACGATGAAGTAAAAAGACTGTTGTCTAATATTACCTTTGAATACAGACGAATTGACGATATTAACCCCACGCCACTCCCTGTTTCAAAAAAACACGAGAAGCTAATACATTTGTTTGAAAAACGTCATAATATGAAATTCGAACGGGACCCGAATCGTGATATTTTAGTGTTTAATTCGATGAATCGTATAGTCGTATACTATGATGGTGCGATAGACGTTACTATAAAGGGTGTGAAGTTTACATTAGAAGAATCTTTAGAAATTTTTACAGAAGATTTCGTTGAAAAATTAGATAACATGGATGACGATATAACACGCATCATTGAATTAACGATAAAGCATAAAGCTCGTCATAAAAGGAATATCTTAAAAAATACAAAGTTATAAATACAACAAGTGAGTAGTCGTTCACACAAATAAATTTGCAATTTCCTATCGTGTTGGTATAATAGACACAACTTAAACGATTTTAGAGGATTTCATCATGACTGCTCAATATGACTTAGAAGCTGAAAACATTTTTCGAATCCCTGAAGAAAATCTTGAATTAGTTAAAGCTAAAATCGCAAAGCTTAACAGTAAAGCACTCAAATTAGGTTGCACTCCTGTTACCATCACTATTTTGGAAAGAATAGACCAAGAAGTTAAGGCTGACAAATTAGACCCTTTCGATTCCAGAACTTACACTCGCTTCTATTACATTATTGAAGTGTTAGGGACTGCTCCTGTATTAGATGGTTGGTCATTCGTTGCGAAATTAGACCACGAATATTCAACTCCTATCATCACATCATTACCTGATGTTAAGGTGCCTACAATTTATCGTAACCATGATGCTTCATGTGACCATTGCAAATCTAACAGAGCACGTAAAATCACTTACGTAGTTCAAAACGTTAATACCTTAGAGTATAAACATGTTGGTAAATCTTGTTTAAAAGATTTTTTAGGTCACATCAGCCCTACTGCGGCATTACGCTATTTTGAATTCTTATCATCTATCAGTGATGAATTAGAAGCATTTGAAAATTCTGCTGGTCGTGGTGTTGAACGTTACGCAGTTAGAGAAGTGTTAGCAACTGCTAAATTAATATCTGATGTTTACGGTTATGTATCAGCTAAGAAAGCTCGTGAAGAATTTAACGATGAAGGTCAGCCAAAATATGATGCTACTAACTGGGATGTTAGTAACTATTACTTCAATGACATTTTCAAAAGAGAATTTGTTGCTGATTACGGACATGTCACTGAAGAACATTTAGAGTTCGCTGATGAAGTAATTGAGTTCTTCAAAGCTAAAGAAGCTAACAGCGATTACATGTATAATCTTCATAGTTTAATTGAAGAGCGTTATATCAAATCAAAAGAATTTCCCATTGTCGTATCAATGGTCGGTGTTTACTTAAACCACATTGCTAAAGCTAAAGAAGAAGCTGAAACTAAAAAGTTGAATGAATGGTTCGGTGAAGCTAAAAAACGCCAAGAAGCTATCGTAAAGGTTATCCACATACGTTCTTATGAAAGTCAATTCGGTATTGGGTATGTTATTAAAATGGTTGACGATGAAGGTAGAACTATCGTATGGTTCGCTTCTAACAAAACTCTTGATGAAGGTGACACCTATAAAGTCAAATTAACTGTTAAAGACCATGATGAATATAAAGGTTGGAAACAAACTATCGTTAACCGTGTATCAGTATTAGAAGTATTAGAAGGTGGTGAAAGTGAGTAAGTATAGAATCCGGTCGTATAACTGCTTAGGTGGTAGAGCGTATCAAGCTCAAATCAAATTTATGTGGGTTTTTTGGATGAATCTGATAGATGAAAGATTGCCTCGATTTCAAAATCGAAATGCGGTATATGCTACTTTTCAAGAATGTTCTGATTTTATTAAACTATGCAAAGCTGATGATAATAAAGCGGATGCTGAAATAACCGACATGTGATTATGAGTAAAGAAAACCGCCAACCATCATATCGAGAATTAGAAGATGAAGTTTTAAGACTACGTGAGGGTATTGCCGCTTTAATTAAGGTGACTCCCCCAGCGTTTTCTAATTTAAGCCCTATAACGGTCGTAGCCATGTCTTCTACCGAAATACACTCACATGTTAAAGAACTCTTAGAAGAACCAGAGATACAGCCATATTGCACAGAATGTGGCTGTGTATCATTAGGTTATCTGGAAGAGTACGCTAATGGTGAATTTTGGGAATGTAATGAATGTGGGAATAAATTCTTATGGTGATTAAAGTATATCACGACGGGAAAGCCTGTAGGGACGTTCCTGCTGTTATTGTGGGTAGACGTAAGGGTAAACTGCTTATCGAGTTCACAGTCGAAGAATATGACCCCACGATTGACGATTACAAAGAAGTTACCGAGCCTAGATGGTTTATTCGTAGAAGACTTGACAATGGTGGTGTTTATGAATGCCAAGGTTGGAACTACTGGTATTATGCTAATGGGTGATTAAGTTCACACAATCAAATTTGCTTTTATCGTTGCAGATGGTATAATAGACTCAACTTAAACGAAACGGGGAACATCATGCCAAAGTTAAAATATGAAGGTCTTGAAGCTGGAACTAAAATTAGAGCATATGATTTTCCTCCTATGCCTGACCGTGATGACCATTACGTCGAAGGTGTTATTGACCATGTATCGGAAGAATATGGTTACAAAGCATATTACGTAAATGTCGAGGTTGACACTTCGCGTAAATTCACAAGTCGTAAAGCCGTGTTGGTTCCAATGGAATCTGACATGGACTATGATGGTCGTGTAGTAGTATTAGAAGGTGAGACAGCATAAATACAAGCCAACAAGTTGTTCAGATAGCCATGCGGGTGGTAGCTGAACATATCAATTCTTTAAACCGCCAAGCTGATTTAGCTGCTGGTCATGCCCCAAGAGTTCATGACGATTTAAGAACGCAAGAAATTAAATTGCGTAAAGCGGTAAGAACTATCGAATCACATTTTTCTAATTATTGAGGTGTATTATGGATGCTTATGAGAAAATGGCATATACGTATTTTGGGTTAGAACAAGAAGGGCAAGCCGAAGCGTTAAGTGCCGGAATATTGAATCTGGTTTCTCCTGAAGATAGAGCAGAACTTCTGATTGAATTCGCAAAAGAAGCTATACACTGCGAATATGTTGATAACTACCGCTTTTACCCACACGATATGCGTGAAGAGTTTTATGCTCAAGCTGAAAAAGGATGTTGTGGTTCCGTTAACATCACGGTTAAGTGTAAAAGCAACAATATGTATCGAGTAGGTTTCAACTACGGACACTAATCTATAAATACTAGTAAAATTCATTAGGGAAGTTATGAAGTTACTAGAAATCTTACATCAATATGAGCATTATATTGATGTCTTGTTAGAAGCATCTGACTACAATATGATGTTCCCTGACCAATTCGTTGAAAAAGTTTCATCTGTATTACCTAAATACAATCGCACTTTTTTCAACGCGTCAATAGCAAAAGCCAAGAAAACTCTTAAACGTGAAGACCGTATCGTATGGTATTTGCGTTTATTGCGTCTAGAAATTGTTTTCCAATATTATCATAAAACACCGAAGACAGAAGAAACGAAAGCTATTCTTGATACTGAATTAAAGAAGTACAACAAGAAGTCCAGACAAAATCTTACGTGGGACAAATTAAAAGCATTTTTTCCTATTAATCCTATACTTACTGCATTAGAACATTATCTTAGTTTAAAAATTAATGACATCAATCGTTATGTTTTTAAATATCAAAGTCCAGCAGAAATATCACAAGAATTTATGGAACTTGAAGAAGAATACAATGATTCTATGGGGGATGAAGACCGTTTAATTCCAGAAAATGATGAAATCGTTTTCTTGGATTGTGGTGGTGGTTTTAAATGGTTTAATCTTGAAAGAGCTTCATGTAGCGCAGAAGCTAAAGCTATGGGTCATTGTGGTAATTCGCCTTCAGGGTATGACAGCAACCAAACTATATTATCATTGAGGCAGTTTGTCAAGAAAGGTGACCAAGGCTATTGGAAACCTATTGCCACTTTTATTTATCACATTAACGAAAAATCGTTAGGTGAAATGAAAGGTAAGAACAACACTAAGCCAGTCAAACGTTATCACCCACAAATTTTAAAACTCTTATATGATGATAGAATTCAAGCTATACATGGTGGTGGCTATTTGCCTGAAGAAAATTTCAGTGTAAATGATTTAGATGAAGCTGTAAGGGATAAGCTGTTAGAAGCTAAACCACGTTTAATGTCATTCATGGATAGAATTGATAAGGACGGTATCACCGAAGAAATTTTGAAAGAGTTGGAAAATGCTGGTGCCACTATTGACTATAAAAATAAAGAATATCCTTACGTTTTAGAAACATTTGATAATCTTGGTGAAATGGTAGATGATATAGGCAATGACACAGCACAATGGATAATGAACGTGTTGGAAGGAAATGTGCATGTTGACTTTGATGAAGGATTAGACGACAAACAAATTTTTGACGACAATCTATCACATCAACAAGAAGAAATCATACGAGAATATATTAGAACGAATCACCAAGAATTATATGATGAAGCTGAAGAAGCAAATGGCGGTGATGACCCAGATTGGTACGAACTTTCTGAACAAATATCTGGTGATGATTGGTTTGCGAATTGGCTCGAAGAATTTAAGAGATTGCCTAGTGATGCGCAAAGAGCTGGTACCGAAAATGAAATGTCAAAAGCTTTAACGAGCAGTTTAGAATCGCTTGAACATGAATTTGATATTGGAGTTTTTCAGCATGGCGATAATGTTTGGGATTCTAAATACACGGCTAACCTAAGAAAATACGAATTGAAAGAATTTTCTGGTTTTGGTTATGATATTACTTCAGCAGAAGATTTTATCGAAGCTTTAGGTGAACATATGGCAGAAGAGAATATGGAACTGAAAGTTGCCGCGCCTTATTATGGTTTTGATATTGATTCATTTAACCAAGAAGCGAAACAACTACTTGAACAATTGGAAGAGAAAAACAAATGAAACTTAAAGAAATTCTAGAATATTACGAAAGATACATTGACATGCTCTTAGAAGCTGTCAATTATAACCAGATGTTTTCACCTACCTTAATTCAACATTTAGGTGCTGATGCGAATGAGATAAAAACCTATATAGCTAAAGTTAAGAGCACACTGAAACGAGAAGATAGAATCGTGTGGTTCTTACGTTTGTTCAAAATGAATTTAATCGGTAAAGCTTTAGATAAAAACAAGACCCCAGAATTTAGAGCATATGCTGATAAGGAATTACAGAAGTATAATTCTAAAGCTGGTACACATGCCACATATTCAGGGTTGAAGCGTATGCCTTCATTGACACGCGCATTAGCAAAGCTGGAACATTATTACAGCATGGGAATTAACAAAGTTGATACCCACGTTTTAAAATATCAGCCCATCGAAGAAATTATTTCTCAATTTGAAAAATGGGAAAATGAACATCTAGCCAAAAATTCTGGTGATGAATGAAATTAAATGAAATTAAACTCTTAAACGAAACACCATTACCCGACGATTGGGATGGTGACATATACAATGAACGCATATCATTTGCTAAACGTATAAGATATGCTCAAGAACGTGCAAAAAAGCTTGGTACAGGCTCTTCACGCGTCGCTTTTGAAATACCCTATAAAGGACGACTAACAGTTCTTAAAATCGCTAAGAATCGCAAGGGGATGGCTCAGAATGAAGTTGAAGCGAACTTGATGTCTGATTATTATCTTATGAGCATGGGTATCGTTATTCCTATGATTGATTATGATGAACGTAATGCAATGCCAACATGGATTCATACAGAGAAAGCTGAAAAAATGACACTTCCTAAGTTCAGAAAATTTACAGGTGGTGGGGATTTTAGAGACTTAGTAAATTACGCATTAGCACTAACAGGTAATGCTGGTAGGTACCAAAGCGTTGATTTGAAAAATCCTCCGGTTGATGTTGAATTAGAATTTGTGCAAGATTTCACTGAAGCTGTTGGTAACTATCAAGGTTCAATAGAATTTTTAGATGCAGCACAAAAAGCAAATTGGGGAATATACAAAGGTGACCCAGTTATGATTGACATTGGACTAAGTTCTGATGTATACAAAGAACATTACAGTAGGTAAGAGTATGGAAACTAAGCAAACATTCAAAGAATTTTTAGAAGAACGAGCGTATGAAGGTAATAATTATCGTGAAACCTTTAAGGTTGATGGAAAAATGTTGAAGTTCTACCGTTTAGACCGTGATAAAGGTCAAGCTGCTTACATAAATGGTGATAAGATTTACATTATGGATGGTGATAAAGTAGTCTCTACCACCACCAAAGATAAATTTGACGATAAAATTGCGGACGAACCTAGACGCTTTACGCCTTAATCAGAAAATAACTTATAACGCTCTTTGTCGGATTTAGCCATACCATGAATTCGTTTCATTGGGTGTTTAGCTTTAAACACTTCGTTCCCGTTGTTATCTTGGGTGTATTGAACCACCATTTTTTTATCTACATCAGGTCTGTTGGTGGTTAGTGCGTAATATACATCACCCGTTTTAGTGTCGGTTAGATATAGATTGCCTCGTTTATTCAAAGGTTTTTCACGGTAAGCTGGTGCTTCAGTTGAATGTTTTTCTATAAGTCTTAGTAACTTCGTATCATATTCACGTTTTTTATAGTTAGGTTCCATGCCTAGTTTCAACAAATAGCAGAATCTTAATATGAAGGTTTTAATAAGCCCAAATTTTTTATGGTAATTTTCACCACCTAAATATCTGAATTCAATACGACCGTCTTCATTAAAAGCGTTCATACGATTGATACCATTAGACTTCTGATTAACTGGCATCAATGCTGTTATGATTTCCTTTTTCAATTTGGTGTAATCAGAAGCAGATAACCCATAATATTTAGCTTGTAATCCACTAGCAGCGTTTTGTATCCATTGCGTCATGGAATCAGCCCAACCACCATCTAAACGGTCTTCAAAGTGTTTTAGAATCAAACCTTCTTCCATAAACAACATCATCTTGAACACGTCAAGCTTATCAAGATTGAAATTTTTATAACTTAGGTTGACATGGAACCCAGTTTCTCCTGCGCCTCTACTTATAGTCGCACCGTTATCATCAATATAATCAAAAACCTGTTCCATAGATTCTAATCCGGCTTGTAATGAAAGTTTAGGTGATGTTATTTCTACCCCACCCTCGTCTAATGAAAGCGACCCATCTTCAACAATGTTCCATTCATTTTCATCACTACCATTAACGTCTAGGGTATACGGAAAATCGTTGTGATTGAATTTGTTGGCGATTAAGCCTTCAAAATTATCATCACCATAAGTTCCATTATGTAGACTATCCAGCAATTCTTCGTTAGCTGAATCATATTCGTTTTCGTCGAATGCTTCATCGTACCCCATAAGCTTAATAAACGATTCTTCTTGGTCGGTTAAAGCTTCAAAGATGGCACCTTCTATGTGTTTCTTAATATCTGTTTTGGTTTCCTTTTTAAAGAAATATTCAATAGTATCAATGATTTCTGAAGGAACTGTTGGTATTTTAACACCTTCTTTATCTAAAAATTTGTTGTGTGCCATATAGTCACTGAATCTTTGAACTTCAAGAGGTACATCATCTTTACTAATCTTGTAGTAGCTTTCACCTTTCACGTTAGTTTCTAGTGAGGTAACTTCTTGATATTTTTTAACTAATTTGAATTCTGGTTTATTTGCGTTTTGAAATCCATTAAGGTGCAACCCATAAGGTTCCAACTGTTTCATCGTCCATTCTCTAGCTTGATGATTGATAGCTGTTCTATCATCACTTTCACTTTCTAATTTTGTGATTATATTTTGGCGTTTATTTGATATATCGTGGTACTTAGCAAGTGTTAATGGTTTATATGATGTGCCATTGGTTTTATTGAACTCTTCTACAGTTTTAATCCACTCTTTTTCCTTATTTTTAACAGCTTTCTTGCCAGCTTTAGCGCGTTGTTCATCAAACTGTTCTTGGTATGGCGATAAATCTATCGTTGTTTGAAGGTTAACTATTTTTTTGACAAAGGCTTCGTATATTTCTGTAGCTTCTTCACTATAGTGTTTATAGTCTTTATGTTCATACATATCAGAAAAATCATCATTACTATCACCAAACCCAGCTAAGTTGTTATCATAGTATTCATATTCCAGACCTAAGAAAAATTTAGTATCATTCATTATTTCTCTATAAGAAGAAGCGTGAACCTTTTCGGTGATAAGATATTGTTTGAAAGTAAGAGATGCCATAGTATGTTATCCGTGTTGATTTGCTATTATTTATCATTTTTGATACAATAGCACCAACACATTAGTAACTTTGATAAATAGATATGAAAAAAACATTAGTTTTTGTTTACGGAAGTTTAAAGAAAGGGTATAGTAACCACGAGGTTCTGGACGATTCGATATTTGTTGGTGACCATGTTACTGATGAAAAATACACCATGTTAAGCATGGGAGCGTTCCCTTGTGTTGATGATGGTGGCACTACACCTATACACGGTGAAGTGTATGCGGTTACTGATGAAACACTGAACAATCTTGATATACTTGAAGGTTGTCCACGGTTTTTTAAACGTAAAATGTTAACAAGTACTTACGGTGAACTCGTGATGTATGTTATTAACAAGGAATGTTTAGTAGGCGAAGAATACCCTGTCATTAAAAGTGGTATATGGGAAAACCCTTGGGAAATGGAAGAAGCATATGATATTGACCAAGAAGTTGAATCGTGGGTAGAATATGATGACGATGAAGACAATTATAAATGTCAACATCGTAGTGAATATTAACTATTAGAGGTGATGTTGTGAATAGACCTAAAGTTGGACAAGTATTTATTAAGAAAGGGTTAGAACGCGAAATAGTAGACGTTCATTTTCGAGGGCATAGTAAACCTAATGATTACGATGTAGTTTGGCGAAGACCAAACACACACAAAAAATATACAATTTGGTTGCCGTATTGGACAAATTGGGTAGCCAGTGCAGAACTGGTAGAATAACATGGCAAAGGACATGGAATGTTGGGAACATTTAAAGATTATTTAATCACAGAAAAAGTAAGTCAATCAGAATACGAAGAGATACTGGGTTCAGCTAAATATCGTGTTGGTATGGAGTTCGAATACATTGACAATGAGGTTCTAAGAGCCACTGCTGGTGAATTCGAATTCGATATGTTGTGGGAAGGTTACAAGAAATTTATCCACAATGTTGAAAAAGCACAAAAAGAAGCTGAAGAAATTCGTGAAAAATGGCTAGAAGAACAACGTACCATCATTCAAAAACGTATCACTGAATTGCAAGGTGAAGACGGTGATGAAGATGACATAGATACTCTTCAAGATGCTATGAAAGGTGACGGTGACTTCTACGAACTTGATGGTTTTGAAGGGTTAGACGATTTGTCTCATGAATTTGATTTATTCGAAGAAGAACCATATTTCGATGTACCAGAAATCCCAGATGCTTTAATAGATTTTTGGGCTGAAGTTGTCACCGATGATAAAACACACGCTCAACCAGACGAAAAAGATATTCGCGAAGCTATTACGCAAGCAGTGCATGAAGCATTGTTTGACCCCGAATCTGATTTTGACGCTGACATCATGCCTAAAGCTTATAACATGGTGGATTTTCAACACTTTGACCCTACACAGGTTCAACCATCCTTAGAATCAATTGATTCCGGCTTTAACTTTGAAGAATTTCCATATAAAAACTATGTTATCGGTGGGTATAATGAGAACCAACACATTGTTAACAAATGGCGAATAGAAACCGATGAATCATTAGAGCCTAGAGCTGGTGGTATAGAAGTTGTTTCGCCTATTACAGACTTACGCGATACGTTAGTTATCGTTAAACAGATGTTTGACTTTATTAATAGCAATGGTTATACGAATAAATCGTGTGGGTTACATGCTAACATGAGTTTTAAAGGTTATGATTTGAAAGAGTTAGATGTGTTCAAGATGATGTTGTTCATGGAAGAAGGATTCATTTGGCAACATTTCCCTGACCGTAATGTAGCATCAGAATATCTGAGATTTACATATCAAGTTATTGCTGGAAACACCAACATTAGCAGTGATTTGTTAAAGGATTTCAATAAAGCTGATATAGCTAAAGCTAAAACCATTATCAAAAATTCTCAAAACAATATATTGAAATGGATGCAAGTAGCCCCTAATAAGGTTAATGGTATCAATGTATTATCACAACAAGGTTCTGCTGCTAAAAAGTTCAGAGATGGTAGGATTGAGTTTAGATATATTGGTGGTAAGGATTATTCTAAAAAATACAAACAAGTTAGGCTACAGCTTTTAAGATATGCGTTTTTATTGAGGCTGGGAATGGACCCCAACTTCAAAAAGAAAGAATATATCACTAAAGTAGCAAGAATGATTGAAAATTATGCTGAACATTTTCCTAAGAATGTTAGAGCTGAACGTTTAGCTGACTTGGAACTGTTAGTTACTGATGTTGTGAATAATGATGTTTATATGACCAGTAAAGACGATGAAAGCGGAACGATTATGCAATATTCTACGGATGCGGTAGATAAGAAGAAGCTTATAGGTACGATTACTCCTGATATGCTGAAGGTTCGTATGAGAACGCAGCCAGAAAGATACCAGATGTATCGAGGATAAATTTGCATTTTGAAATCTACGTGATATAATAGACTCTAATTTAATCAAACGAGGTAAATATCATGAGAACTTTATTCAATATGTTCATAGTAGTGTTAGTGTTAGTTGCTGCATATATGCCATTAGCTTGGTGGGGTTATTACATCATAGCTTCTATTGTTGTGACTTATTTAGCTACACTAATGTTCAACAATGGTTCGGATATTGACCCAGCGCATAATGATTATTCAACAAATGGAGAATAATTTCATTTGGTTGGTAGCAACCATCACATTTTTCGCGGTTTTCTTCCTTATGAAGCCGTTTGATTATCTGGTTCTTGTCGTAGTTATAGGTATTTGTTTAAAGAATGGTTATGACCACAAAATTCGGTAAAGTTTTGGTGAGCTGAGTTATAAATACTCCATAGCCATTTACAGGAACCATCATGAAAATCGAAAACGACGAAGACCATTACGAATTCGTCGCTGTACCCAGCAATAATTAAGGATTACCATGCAAGAACAACCATTAGTAGACGTTAACGAAGCAATTTTTATACCTAGCCTTGATGTGCTTAGTAGCTTAGGTGACAATCCTATTATGCTGGAAACCACGTTTTCAGACATGATGACTAGTTTGAGCAATCCCAATAACTTCAATACAAAGATGCGTCAACATGCGACACAACCTATCGTTGTTTCACAGTTGAAGATAATTCCTTATGTTGGTGTGAAGACGATATTGTTTAAAGGTGTGATTAAAGGTTCTACCGGAAAAACATATGACACACATGTTTTATTCAAACGTGTTAATTTTGTGGGTGATGTAGATGATGTAGAAGACATTGACAAGGATGTGGTTGAGTTTGTTGCTGCTGATGGTGAAACGTATTACATTGAGCGTATAAACCTTGCTAAACACGATTTAAGTGTGTCTTGTAACTGTTTAGACTTCAAGTGGACGTTTGCCAGACACAACGCTAAGACCAAAGATTTGTATGGTGGTGCTCCTGCTCCGTATAAGCCTAAAACCGATAGACCTTCACGTAACCTTAATGACAAACCTGCAATGTGCAAGCATTTAATTAAGACTGTTGATGCTTTGGTGCAAGCTGATATGGCTAAAGAGTAAAAACTTTTTATAAATAGGTGTAATAACCATTATAAGAGGATTCCAAAATGGCTGAAGAAAATACACAAGATGCGGTAGTTGAAGATGATGTTACTACTCCGGTAGTTGAGCCTAAACCTACGCCTAAACCTGCTGTTACTAGAGCAAATAGTAATGTCCCAGCAAACAAACCTGTAAATGTTGGTAACGCTCCACAAAACAAACCTGTAAATATATAGGAAACGATAAGAACCGTTTCGGGAGTTACGGTTCTTAAACTTCTGCAATACCACCTTTCTTAAATCTTACTGTTGCTGTAGGCTTCGGTTTTTCAACTGTGTTGAGAATATCTAAAACTTTTTCATCAATCTTAGACACTTTGTAACCACCTTTCTTAACTGGCTTATCATCAGCTATTTCATCCGCTATTTTTTGAATTTCAGATTTAACATCTTTAGGCTCAACATCAACCTTTTTAAATACAGGCTTATCAGCTTTGTTTACTTCCTTAGTAATTTCACTTGCTAATTTTTCAATGTCTGATTTCACTTTCTTAGGTGCAGGAGCTTTTGCTTTGCTATCTTTCTTGATGGAATCTTTTACAATTTCACTAGCTATTTTATCAATTTCAGTTTTTACGACTTTTTTAGGAGCAGGACCTTTTTCTTTGTTATTTTCTTCTTTATCTTTTTGTTTATTTACCTCAGACTTCAGAAGTTTTAATTCAGGAACCTTTTTCTTAGATGTTGCTTTCTTAGTGACAACTTCCTCTTCTTCCTTAGCTTTCTGTACTGGTTTCTGAATTTTAGGTTTTTCGGTTGTATCAGATTTAGGTTTTTCGGTTGCCGTGGATTTAACTGATTTGTTTTCTATGTTCTTAACATATAATTCAGCACTCTTGATAACATTTAATGTACCTTCATATGGCATAAAATGATAACCACTAGTGATAACATCAATATGAAATTTGTAAAGTGTGGTTTCTAAACTATCCATTTCTGGAATAGTTACTGACCATTTTTTACCAGATAATTTTTTACATGGAATGGAAAAATCGTATTCTTTAGCTTCTATAACAAAATTTACCTTTTCATCATTAGCTTCAACACCTTCGATGTCCAAGTCGAATTCTATGATATTGGCTTTGGTTTTGATTATGTTTATGTTTTTATCCATCCTGTTATTCCTTTATGATTTTCGTAAATTTCTAAGCTTCACGATAATCGAATTAATTTTTAGTTTCAAATTAGTTATAGATGTTCTAATTTGATGTTCTGTTGTATTGACTAGATTAACTATATTTATTAAAGCTTTGTAGGGTTTCGGCTTCATTAGGTATTCTTTCTCTACTTCATGACCATTAATGTTTATTTTAACTATAACTAAATTCTTTAGTTTAGCAAGTGGGTCAAGGTCTGTAGGGATATAATAATCTGGTTGTAACTCTTGAGCTACAGGTTTGTATAAATTTTGTATTTCGCCAGGTCTTAAAGGATAACTACCACCACCACCATTACGTTCATGTGGGTCTGATGGTATTATAATCTCAACACAGCCAAACAAATGCCAACGTTCTGCTGTGATTAACGGGCTACAGCCAGCACCTAAACCATTAGTTATTAAGACTCCCGCTGCAAAATCTTGGTGAACAGTTGCCATTATTGTGGGTCACGAATACAAATTTCTGTGATTGATGGATTACCACCAGCATCTTTAAGGTCAAAAACTGTTAAAGGTGTAGTACCATTATCATCATAGATGGTTAATGTCATAGCTGTTTTATCTATCTGGGTGCGGTTTCTGTCGTATTTAAGCAACGTTTCACATAAAGCTATGATAGAGGTCGTATCAATCTTAATCGATGCTGTATCGGCTTTAATTTGATTCAACATTAATCCTGTTGTGCCTGTGTCAATATGGTCTGTTGCCTGTTCTTCCCAAACACCATCGACAACAGCGTTAATAGTTGCATCAGAAAGAGTATCTTCCGAGATTGAAGCCACAGTAAAGCGTTCTGATTGTGATAACGTGTTGTCTTCAGCATCAGAGCGTATTACATATTCGTTTGTTTCTACATAACCGTTAGCCACAGTGAATATGTATTTGTAAAACCCATCATTAATTTCACTCATTAAACCGTCCGGTGAACCTATAACTAAAGTTTCTCCTGCTGGAGTTACATTCCAGATACGAATAGATGGAGATAGCCCCAATTTAGGGGTTCCGTTCTTACTGAAATATGATGTAATTGTTAGACTCATTGAATTATCCTTAACTTTACTTTTAATATATTTATAAATACTTCAAAACACTATTTTTAATAACTTTTTTAGGATTGAGCAATGAGTGACAAATTTTCGTTAATAAGTGAATATACCACACAAGGGAAAGCCGACAAAAAAACAGAAGAAGCCAAAGTTGAAGCTATTGCTCTTAAAGTGAAATACCAAGAATATCTTATTGAAATTGATTCAAAAGAATGCAGTGTATATATTCCTGTCAGAGAGTGCAAAAACTTTGAAAGTATTCTTGAACATTCTACAGATATATCTGCCTTCCAATTAAAGAAATTATTAAGAGAATTTCGTGGCATTAGAAATATAGGATAACTATGGCAATTGTATTAACAAAACCATTAGTCAGCAATACTGGCGGGTATGAATCGGTATCAGGGGGAACTGTTATAAGCGGGAATACTGAATTAGTAGATTCCTCCATTGTTAAAACTGTGAAATGGATAATAGAAATCATCGACCAAACCAACAGTAAAATATCTTCATACGAAATATTGGCTATTAATCAGTTTGGAACGATAGTAACGTTTAACAAATACGGTATAGTAGGCGACAAAATTAAACACAAACCAGAAGCAATATCGAATGGGGTGAATATCGATTTAATGATAACTAATAACGAATTGATAAATATAGATTATAAAATAACTAAATTAGAAGTAAGATAAAAAGGAGAACTAAAATGGGATTAGATTTATTTAGAATTGGACTGGGCTTAGATATTGAATCAGAAGACGGTTCATCGAATGCGTATGTCATACAAGGAGCAGGATTACCAGGTGGTGATACGTCTGAACAGGATGCGGCACCAATAGGTTCTGCGTATATGAGAACAGATGTAGAAACTAACAATCTACAGTTCTATTACAAATGGTCTACAGCTAATAACAGTGCTGCGGATTGGAAACAAGCAACCAGTAAAGAATATGTTGATGCTGTAGCCAGCGGTTTATCTTGGAGAGAGCCAGCGTTAGTTCATGATTCTTCTACATATGCGAACATTGCTGCTGCTGAAACTGCTGCAAACGTTGCTGATACCGTTGATGGTATTACAATTGTGGTTGATAGTAGACTTTTATTTTCTGATTTAACTTCTGGTAATGATAATGTTTATATTGTTAGTGGTGGGACTGGCGCATGGACTTTCACAGAAGACACTAATGCTGCTACTGATGGTGATGCGGTCTTAATCCAACAAGGTACTTATGCTGAAGAGCAATGGACTTTTGATGGAACAGATTGGGTTCAATTTGGTAGTGCTGGTGGTGCAGCGGAATTGGGATACTTACGTGCATTCGTTGGTAAAACAGGTCCAGGTTCAGAATCACCTACATACACATCAACTGATATTATCACTCAAGGTGATAATTTAGAAATTGCTATTGGTAAATTAGATGGTTCAATCGGAACACAAGCTTACACTAATGATAACGTTGTAACTGATGGTGAATCTACTACAGCAAGTATTGACGCTTTAGACATTGCTTTAGGTAACCAAACTTATACTAATGATAACGTTGTAACTGATGGTGAATCTACTACAGCAAGTATTGATGCTATTGATACCGCAATTGGTGATTTACAAAATGAAACATTAGAAATCACTGGAACAAATGTTGTTGCTCTTGCTGGTATTACATTAGACACATTACCTTTAGCTGATGCTACACAAGTTGAATGGATGGTTCAGGCTCGTGAAAACGGAACTCCAGCGAACAGACGTGGGGTTATTATCCATGCGTTCAATGATGGTTCAACATTAATTGACTTTTCGCGTTCAAACAGACTTAAATTAGGCTCTAATATAGCTGGATTCAAACTTACTGCTGACATTAATGGCACTGATATGCGTTTAAGATTAGAATCTACTAACAACATTGATTATGTTGTTAAACGTATTTCTTATAGCTCATTCTAATAACATAGGGTACACATGGCAAACATAGATGATGCCTTCACGATTGACACGTTATCGCTAGAGGATAACGTGTTAATCACTTCAGGGGTGATTGACCCTACGATTGGTGGTGGGTTTGAAGCTCCTATAGGTTCCATCTTTTTGAGAACCAATGGGTTAATGTATCAAAAAACGAACACTGCTGATGTTGCTTGGTCACAATTTAGCTTTGGTAGTGCTTCACTTGATGAATTAGTAAAAATATCAGCAAATGATACTACTTCCGACTATCTTAATGGTAAACTTAATGTTGGTTCTAGTTTAACTATTACCGAAAACAATGATGGTTCAAATGAAACTCTAACCATAGACACTTCAATACCTTTAGCATCCATTCAAACTGAAATAGATAATATAGAAGCTGCTAGTGGTGGGGTTTTTGATACTGATGGTAATTTTGATAGTGCTATAGTAGACACCGCTCTGCAATCTGTTGTTACCCCAACTGATTTATTAGATACTTTGAATCAAATGGATACTGCTATTTTTGGTAGTGTTCCAATTACAGATTTAGCCACTGTGGTGGTTTCTAGGTCGGTTCCCATACCTGTTGCGCTTACTTATACAGATTTATCTTGGGATTTAACCAATGTCGAAAACATACCATCTATTATCGAGCATGATGTAGTAAATACAGATAATATTATAGTAAAAGAGACTGGATTATACTTAGTAGCTTTTTCTTTATCAATTGACGCTAATGCACTGGAAGCAATATATGATATAAGAATCAGAATTAATGATACAACTGTTATGTCTGGTTCTATACGTCAAATTTCTGAAGATGATGAAATAAACGATGTGTCTAATTGTTTAACTGTTGAATTAATAGCCAACGATTTTCTTACACTTCAAGTTCAATCTAATGGTACAGGTGATGTGTTAGGTGCTACTAGTAATATGATGGTTACTCGACTAAAAGGTGTTAAGGGTGATAAAGGTGATGCTGGTCTAACTGGTTCAGGTTCCAATGTTAATGTTTTAGATGATGGAACAGCGGTACCAAATACACCACACGCTAATTTGAATTTTAGAAATAATTTCACATTAACTGATAATGCTGGGACTGTTGATATTGATGTAGACTACCCCGTATTTGGTACCGAATATTTCAGAGCAGAAAGCTTAGGGTTAACCACTTCAACATCAACCGCCTTTTTAAATAAGACTACATTAACAGTTAACAATTTAGTTGGTGGTGTTTATAGAATAGGTGTTAGTTATGGGTGGAATCATAACAATGCTAGTAATGATTTTGAATCAAGAATACAAGAAAATAATGTGAATATAGTTGAAATACATAAGCAAGAACCTAAAGACCCACAAGGAAATTTTGGTAATTCTGGTACGTCACAACGACATTATATTGACAGAATTATATATAGAACATTATTACCTGCCACTTCATATACGTATGATTTAGATTTTAGAACTGATGCCAATGGCACAGCTTCCGGTATATGGGAAGCAATTATAGAATTTTGGAGGGTTGAATAATGTCAATATTTTATTATAGAACTAAGGATAATATATGTCCAGCAATTTTTCAAAACGAAATAAATAATGATGGGATAATCACTACTGCCATTGAATATATTAGGGTGGATGATGAAGTGAATCTAACATTCGCTTTTGCTTCATCTATTTCAACCGCAGAAGAAACACAATTAGACGTTTTATTAAATGCTCACATATGCATCCGACCTGATGATGGCGGTGATGGCGGAGCTGTTGACAGTAGTGATGATGGAGATGATAACCCTATTGCGACTTTATTATCAACAAATTTTGGTAGAATTTTTCAATATAACTTTTATGAAGATGGTTCAGCTAAAAATAAATGGCTAGAATTTTCAGATGGTACAGGATGTGATGAAACGGCTGGTGTTATACCGTGGGATTGTAAATTAATAGCAATTACATATTCCAATGAAAGAAAGAATACGGATGTTACGTTAGAAGTTAGAACCGCACCGTTAAATAGTGGTGCAACTGATGTGTTAGCGAAAGGATGGGTTATCGTTGATGCAAGAACTGGCGTTCAAAAGAATTTCCCGACTGATGTTAATTTTTCTACAGGCGATAAAGTTGGGGTGTATTTTAAACATACATCAGGAACCTACCCTAAAAAGCCACATGTCAGTTTATTCTTTTTAATAACTGAAACGGGTAATACGTTAGAAACTATAACGGAAAACCATTCTGGGGATTTCGGTAGCGGCTCATATGATGATTAGGATTAAAAAATGAAATTAGTGAAAATTAAAAACACAGGTGTAATAGGAACATGGGTAGGGCAAACTATACAACCATTAGAATATTACACTTTAGAAAATGACAAAGAATTATATAAATGGGAAGAAAGTGAAACTGTTTATGCTGATATAGCTAATGGTAGACTAGTTATCAACAATGGCACTGATATTGTTGATGATATGACACCATTTGATGGTTGGAACTGGTTATCAAGTGATGAAAAATTACCAATATCAAACTTAGACGGTGTTAAACTTGCTGTGCATGGTTCATCAAAACCTTATATTGAAGGTAATACGACTTACGCTGTTTGGACTGGTTCTGGTGATAACGCTATGACAGGTATGATGTGTGATGGTGATTTATTAGAATTTGATTTAATCCCAGGTAAAGCAGAACACGTTATTGACGTTAAATACAATCAAATGATGAACGGAAGAGTTTGGATTCATGAAGGGTATTTGAAATTTGAAAATGGCAGTGCTGGAGATTATATTGATGCTGTTGTTGTTGCCGCAGCTACACCGTTACAAACCTCAGTTAATTTAGATTTAATAGTTACCGACAACTGGATAACATATTCAACTGGTGGTGCTGGAACAGGAACACATGGGTTTGCTGATGCTACTAAAATTGTGTTGGTTCCTAGACCTTTTTCGCAAGATGGTGATTGGGATTATGATGGTGTAAATTTAACACCAAACTTCACTAGCACGGGTGGATATAAAATGTCTGATATTGAAAGAATAGTCAGTAAGTATATGAATAAATTACCGTGTCGTGGCACTTGTCACAATTATTTCAGCATGACTTCTGATGACACAACAGAATTATTACAGAATTATTTTATAAGAATAACAGCGCACAACGTTTCAGATACTACATGGTTTGCTTCCGCTATTATAGAAATTTTTAGAGAAAGAACATTTAACCCATAAGGATTTTGGAATGAACATTACATTTAAACAGGGTATCATTAGGTATCCAACCACAGGAAGTTCACAGTCATTCCTTAAAAAGAGCGGAACAACAGTCGATTTATTGGCTGATAATGGTTCCACATTAGTAACTTTTGCCCACGGCACTAGTGATTATACTTATGAAGAATTACTAACAGTTTCAAATGCTTGGATAGGACCTTTTAGTGCTGGTTCTGAATATTGGTTATACTGGGATTTAGACACATTAACAGGATTAAGAACGTTTGGTTACACAGAACTTCAACCTGCTATCAGTTCTACTAAACCTTCAGCTCCATTACAAGGTCAACATTGGTATGACCTAGCAACTAACAAAATGATGGTTTGGGAAACAACGGTTTGGCGTAATGTTATTCGAGTTTTTTCTGCTTATTATGATGGGATAGATTTCGCTTCTATGGGTCTTGGTGTTGGTAGCTTCCCTTTTGCTGGTTCACAAGTCGGTATCACAAACATTCAAGCTGTTGCTGGTAAATTATTATTTAGCGATAACGGTAAACCAATTTTAAAAGCTAACAAAGAATTTTTCACAACTGAATCTGTTTTTAACGTCAACGGCTCGAATATTGACACATTAAGATTAGAATCATCATATGAAATTGTTAAAGCTAATGAAACATTAGCACGATACCATGTGGTGCATTATATTGATGATAATATAGTTGAATTTGCTGATTATAGTGATGCAAATTCAATATTAGGTATGGTTACAGAAGATGTTATCATTAATGGTTTAACGAACGTTATTTTAAATGGTGTGATTAATAATTCTTCTTGGAATTTTGCTGACCCCATAGGTGCCTTATTGTGGGTATCGGAAGCGGGTGAATTGGTCAATGCTGACCCACATTTAACAGATGTGATAAACAATCCAAAGCAACACCCTTCAATTGCTAAAGTAATATCTCCTACTTCTATACTGTTTCAACCAACATATCAAACAGAAATTGATGTTATTGCTAAGATAAACCCAGCTACAACTGGTGAATTAGGTGTTGTGAAGCTTACAACCGATGCTATAGACGGATTACATCCTATCGTAGTAACTGATACCGACCCAAGATTAACGGACGAAAGAACGGCTTTACCGCACGTTCATGACGCTTTAAATACTGTCTTTGCTACTGATAGCGGAATGACATCAATCAACGTTAGAAACGCTTTAGACGAGCTTAATGATGGTAAAGCTGATATAGCGGGAACAACCTTTACTGGTAGTGTATTATTATCTGGCACCCCAACAACCAACTTAGAAGCAGCGAATAAAAAATATGTTGATGATTTGGTTTCAGGATTAAGTTGGATAGAACCAATTCAATTCGTTAATGTAATTGGTGACACTCTTGGTACTCCACCAGCAACACCGTTAGTATCAGATACTTACATCATTCCTACTCTTGGTTCTCCTTCTGGTGATTGGTTAGCATTTACTAATGATGATATTGTTCAATGGGATGGTACCCAATGGAATGTTATAGGTAATTTAACTACGTTAACAGTGCCAACACGTTTTGGTATTGCTATGACAACCGCAACCACAGCATTCGGAACATTCATTACCCATGAAGCTGACATTGCAACATATGATAGTGGTGTTTGGACTTTTGAAACTCCTGTAGATAATAACGCGGTGTTGGTTAATAGTGAGCTTGATGTTCATGCTTATCACCAATTCGTTTATGATACCGAATGGATTGAATTTGCTGGACCACATACAATATTAGCTGGTGTTAATCTTGAACAGGTTCAAAACACATTCAATGTTAAAAACGTTGTAGATGGTGGAACGATTGACGCATTAACTTTAAACGGTTCTTCTGACACTGATTTTGTTGCTGTAAGCGGTGATGTTATGACAGGAACATTAACTTTAAATGCTGACCCTGCTTTAGCTTTAGAAGCTGCAACAAAACAATATGTAGATAGTAAAGCATCAAGCTTGCCGGAATTGACAGATGTTGACCCCGCATTAGCACCTATTGATGATGATGTGTTGTATTATGAGAACGCTTCAAGTCTTTGGAAAAGTAAGCAAATTGTAACTGGTGGCGGTGGTGGCGGTAGTCCGTACACTTTTTCCCCGTTACCATACATAGCGACAGTTAATGGAACGTCATTTGATAGCAACAACAATGGTGATATATTATTATCGAATCAAGATTTGACTGCATCTGGCACGGCTGCAACGTGGGATTCTGTTATATCGACAACAGGAAAAAGTAGCGGCAAACATTATGTTGAATACACAATTCTTAATACTAATGGTAATAATGAAAACATTTTTGGTATAGCTGGTTTACCTGTAGATTTTAATAATTTTATAGGTTCAGATTTAACCAGTTTTTCGTGGTATGGGAAAACTGGACAAACATACCATAATGGTGTTTTAACACAATTTGGTCAATCCTATACACAAAGCGGGATTGTTCTTGGTATGGCATTAGATTTAGATTCAAACACGGTTCTATTTTCAAGAAATGCTCAAGCCCAAATTATAAAACTAATACCTATTGAAATTTTAAATACAGGTAGTGTTTTTGTGGGTGTTTCCGCAAAATTAAACAATGGTGGGACAATCAATTTTGGTGACACACCATTCTCATTTCCACCACCAGCAGGGTTTATTCCTTGGAATGGAAGTTAACGGGGTTAAGGAACAATAATGACAGTACTAATATTGAACAATACAAAAGAATATATCGAATATGATGCTACCGGAGCATCTAGCGATACAGTATTTACTATGACATTACCAAATAATGTTACAGGAACTAGGGATAGAATAGTTTTGATGGTTTCGTATAATACTTCTTCTGGTCACAATTTCACATGGTCTGGAACACCTATCTTATGGCAAGATAATGATGAACCATCCAGAATTGGTGATTATAATTCAGATAGAGAAACTATGAAAATAGAATTATGGAAAGACCCTCTTACTGGACATTGGTTAGGGTCTTATATTAGATATACACAAAATGGCGGTGGTGGTAGTTATTAATTGGCTATAATATCACACAAACATAAGCTTATCATTGCAAGACCAACAAAAACAGGCTCGTCAAGTTTTCATGCCAGTATAGTGTTATCTGGTATGTTGGGTGAACAAGATATGTTTAGTAAATTAGATGTCCTGTCTAAGTTAAAACACGAACCTAAACTATACTGGCATTGGACACCTCACAACATATTAAGAAGACACTACGTAACAGAAGACCAGTTCAATGAATATGAAATTATTACTACTATAAGACACCCTCTCGAACGATATATCTCAGCGTTTTTCTTTATGGCTCATTTACGAAAAAGTTCTAATAACATTAACGTTTTTAAAAATTTGATACGTTCTAAAGGTGCGGCTATCCATGATACCAAACTTGGTTCTAAGCAAAGCGAGTATTTTAAACATAATGGTGAATTCATTAAAAATTTAATCGTGGTTCCCACTCATAAGATTAATGTGTGTGTTTCTGATTTGATAAATACGTATGGTGGTGTATATAAAGAACCACAAAAATTAAAGACTCAGATGAAGCCTGATTGGGCAAAACCACACTATTCAACGTGGTTAAGTTCTGCTGATATTAAAATATTAAAAGCTTTACTGATGGAAGAAATCGAGATATATTATCACGTTAGAGCGAATAACGAATATCAGTTCTAACGCTATACAAGAATTTCAGTAAATTATTAAATAAGACTTTACTGATACGTTTTAGGAGCGTAAACTTTAACACTCCTAACGGAAGGTTGGCACAACAACCTACAGGAAACTGTAAAGAACAGTGTTGTTTTTGTGCATAAGATTATTAAGAAAACTAAGAAAACTAAGATTATTAAGATATAAGGAATTAAGATTATGGCTAGAAAAAGTTTTGCGGAGCTTAAAGCTTCAATAGGCAAGAAAACAGGTGGTTCTTCAGATTACGATTATGGTGATGTTTACCCTTTTTGGAATATGAATGATGGCGAAGAAGCTATCGTCCGTTTTTTACCAGACAAGAATGAAGATAATGACGAAGGTTTCATGTTAGAAAAATTCGTTCATAAATTCACCATCAATGGACAGTATAAAACCGTATTATGCCCTAAGCATCATGGCGGTGGTAAGTGTCCAGCTTGCGACATTTCAGCAGAATATTACGATGCAGATGACAAAGCTAGCGGTAAGAAATTTTACCGTGACATGAATCATATTGCCCGTGCAGTTATTGTTGCTGACCCTTTAGATAAGGACGCAGAAGGTAAAGACAATGTAGGTAAGATAATGACAATTAATTTGTCGTTCCAAGTCTACAACGCAATCATCAACTCGTTTAATGACCTTGAAGATTACCCATTCGATTATGAGAATGGTTGCAACTTCATCATCACTAAACAGATGGTTAAAGATGGCGAAAAATCATATGCTAACTACTCGTTTAGTAAATTTGCTAGAAAGGAAACTCCAATCAGCAAGTACATCAAAGAAGAAGACATCAAATTGCTCGACTTAACTACACTGTTACCAAAAGTAGCAACTGTAGAAGAAATGGAAACATATCTTGAAGCAGCAATCCAAGGTGCGGACAATGATAGTACTGCTCCGAAGAAATCGGATAGTATTGGCGCGTTAAAGGACAAATTGGGAACCGTTACAGACGCTCCAGCAGAAAAAGAAACTGCTAGTTCGGAAGATAACATTTCTGATGCGGCAAACGATATTTTAAACGATATTATGGCGCAAAACGCCAGCTAGGAATAGTTGGGTAATATTCAAAACCCTTTTATGCTCTTGTGGTGTAAGAGGGTTTTTTGTTTCAAAGTAAGGATTATTATGGATTTTTTGAAAGAATTCGATAAGGTTACAGAAAAGTTAGAAACTGTAACTAGTGTTTCCACTCCACCTAAATATTGGTGTACCAGTGGGAACTATGTTTTAAACAAGATTATGTCCGGTTCATACCTCAAATGTGTTCCCCAAGGCAGAATTTTAGGGTTATGTGGACCTTCCGGTGCTGGTAAAAGTTTTATTGCAGCAAATATCATAGCAGAAATGCAAAAAATAAGGGCATTTAATGTTGCTATTGATTCAGAAAATGCGTTAGATGATGATTTTGTTAGTAAAATTGGCGTTAACACTAAAGACAAATACACATATCGTTCAGTATCATTGATTTCTGATGTAACCGCGTTAGTTTCAGCCTTGATTAAAGGCTATAAGAACAAATATGGTGGTGTAGAAGATGCAATGCCTTTACATATCACGATTGATTCAATGGACATGCTATTAACCGACACCGAAGAAGAAAATTATAAGAAAGGTGTTTCTAAAGGTGACCAAGGACAGCGAAATAAACAGTTGAAAGCCATGTTAAGAACTTTTGTTCAAAGCATTAAAGGCTCAAACATATCAATGGTGGTCACTGGTCAAGTATATGCTAACCAAGATTTACTTAATGGTAAAGGTAAATGGGTTGTTTCTGAAGCTACAGAATACGCATTATCTCAAATCGTGTTAATCGATAAGTTGAAACTTAAAGATAAAGATGATAACAAAGTTATCAAAGGTATCCGCATGATTTGTACTGGTTTCAAAACCAGATTCACGCAACCACATCAAAAAGTTACAATCGAAGTGCCATATGAAACTGGTATGACACCAACATCAGGAATGTTGGAAATCGCTGTTGACTTGGGTGTTGTTAAACAAGGTGGTGCATGGTATACCTTAGTTGAAAGTGGTGAAAAATTCCAAAAGAAAACTATGGAAAAACATGTTCCTGCAATTTTAGCTGGCTTAGAAGCTCATGCTGATGAATTTGTCAATAGACAAACTCTTGGTGGTGACGAAGAAATGAAAGCTTCTGACATAGATGAAGAATCTAGCAAGAAGAAACGTGATGCTATGCACTTGAAAGACAAGTAGGGTGTTCTGACAATCCCTGCTGTTCAATGTGGGGATTGTCAAATAGCTTTTTGTTAATTTTATAAATACTTAAAAGATTACAAAATCATATTAAGGATTCATAAAATGGCACAAGATTTTCTACCAATACAAATTGATGGGCATGTTTTCGCTCAATATACGGACGGTGACCGTGAGGTGTTATTAGACCAACACAATGCTATCCATCCACAAAATATGGCTAGAGTTATAGCTAGAGCCTTAGCAAACGAACATAACTTTCATATTCACAGAATAGCATTTGGTAACGGTGGGACTGAAACTGATGCTGCTTTTCAAATTACATACAGAACACCTAACACTGGTGTTGCTCCTGACCCTAACACATATTCTTCACGTTTATACAACGAAACATACTCTGAAATCGTTGACGATTCTAACGTTTTAATCGGAACAGACCAAGGGTCTTCGGGTCCTAATGTTGGTCAACGACCTGGTGGTGGTTCAGAAGAAGGTTCTGACCCTACAAGCGTAGAGCACGTTTCTGGTCCTGGTGTTCGTAGTAACGAATTAGGTGTTATTTCACAGGTTACAATTTCCTCTGTATTAAACCCTAATGAGCCTAATGGACAGTTCGATAGTGATAACCAATCACCTACAGAAAATACTGAATCAGACTTCACGTTTGATGAAATCGGCTTATATACTGGTGGTGGAACAGCGTTAGATACATCAGGAACACAAGCTGTTGATGTTGGAAATCGTTTATCTACAGATGACAGCACATTATTAGCTAACACACAATATTCTTTCATCGTTCAAGTTGATGGCGGAGCTTCACAAGTTGTATCATTTACAACACCAACAATTGGCGGTTCCGGTTCTTCTGGTGAAATTTTATACGGTGATGTTATTCAAGCTATCATGACAGGTGATGTTGCGTGGAATGTTAATCCAGGTGATAACTTTGCAGGTATTCCAATCATTACAGGTGCTTCTTTATCTATTACAGATTATTCAGGTAGTTTTACAACAATTCCAGTGGGTACACAAACATTTGGTAACGTATTGTTCCAAAGTGGTACAACAGGGGTTGCATCAGCTATATCATTAACTGATGGTGGTGGTTCAGGATTACCATTATTTGCCGCTATGAATGCTCCTACAGGTGGCGTATTATTAGCTGAAGAGTTAGGTAGTTTAGCTGGTATTCAAAATGACCCAGTTAATTTCACTACAGAACGTGAAAGATTATTAACTCACATAATTTTTTCTCCTGTATTAAAATCTGCTAATCGCTCTGTCGCTATAAATTATACATTAACGGTATCAGTCGCAAGTACTTAATGTTATAATATCTGGTATGGATATAAATGACATCATACAACGCTTTGCTCGTGGTGATACTCTTAGGAGTATCAGCATAGAGCATAATATCAGTGTAGATAGAATACGCACTATATTAAAAAGGCACAACGCATACCAACCACGCAAAAAACATAAATGTGAATTACCGACAAATGAAGTTATAGCTCGTTATAAAAATGACGAATCAATTGAATCTATCGGAAACCTTTTCGGTGTTTCAGCATCCCCTATAGTAAAAATATTAAAGAAACATGGTATCAGAAAACCTAATTGGATGAAAGATACACCATATCATTTAATGGAAAAAATGTTAGATTATGACCATTTTAAAACCATTTATGATGATTTAATTACCCAAAATCGTTTAGCTAATCATTTTGATTGTGGTGTTGATAAAATAGTATCTGTTTTAAAACACCACGATTTACCTTTGAATACTGCTGGAATGAGTAAAAGTTTACAGAAAAGGAAAAATGCCAAATACGAAATAAACGCAATCACATTTGAAAAATTATACAAAAATGAGAAAAAACCTTTATACAAAATTGCTGAATTGTTTGGGATTAGTGTAGCATATTTACGAACTTATTTTCTAGATTGGAACGTAGATTATATTAGAGATGGTTATAATACTTCTGAAAAATTCGATTATATCAAAAATAACCCAATTGAACTAAAAAAATTAATAAAAGATGTTAGTGTTAAAGATATATCCTCGCGTTTTGAATGTGGAACAGATTCTATATATTTACTATTAAAAAAACATAACATACCTATACCAGATAGATATAAATCTCAAGCTGAAATAGATATAGTAGAGTTTCTAAAAGAAAACAACATTGATAACATCATAACCAACACTCGTAATGTTATATCACCACTTGAACTTGACATATATGTGCCATCTTTAAATATAGCAATAGAATATTGTGGTGTGTTTTGGCATTCTGAATTATTCAAAAGTGTAGATTATCATAAGCATAAACTGGACGAATGTACTAAAAAGGGTATACGATTGATTACGATTTTTGAAGATGAATGGGAAAATAAAAAAGATATAGTCAAATCTAAATTATTATCAATATTTCAGCAAGATGATAGAAATAGGGTATATGCCAGAAAGTGTGAAATATCTACTACACCAACCAACATCAAAGAATTTTTTAAACTTAATCATATACAAGGATATGGTAAAGGTTCTATATTTTTATCTTTAACATATGAAAATATTGATGTAGCTATGATGGTTTTTATGAAAAAAGGGAAAGGTTATTATCTTAATAGATATGCAACATCTTATAATGTTGTTGGTGGATTTTCCAAATTATTATCGTTTTTTATAAAAAAATATGAATTTGATACTTTAGTCTCCTTTGCTGATTTGCGTTGGAGTGTGGGAGATTTGTATAATAAAAATGGTTGGGAATTAGAATCAACTATAAAACCAGATTATCATTATGTTGATGGTAGAATTAGAAGAACTCATAAATTTAATTATAGGCATTCTACTGGATTAAAACGTCTACCTCGTTATAATATGAATTTATCAGAGCATGAAAATATGGTAAACCATGATATTTTCAGAATTTATGATTGCGGTAAATTGCGATACACGCTCAAAAAAGCCGTGGAATCGTAAGAAACCACGGCTTTTTTATGGGTAAGTTTTATGCAGCAGCAGCTTTTCTAGGTCTTCCAGCGCGTCTTTTCTTAGGCTTAACGTTAGCTTCTTTACCAGCTTCTACAACTTCTTGAGCCGCAGCCATTTGTTCTGCTGTTGGTTTCGTGTTTGGATTTTGGTCAACTAACACTACACCTTGTTTACCAACTTGTGGTTTCATAATTTGACCGTTAGGTGTGATAACACGAACTAATTGGTGAAAATATTTTAATGCGTTTAAACCGTTACCTAAAGTAACTGTGCTCATAGCATCCCATAATTCCATGTTTTCAATGTTACGTGTTCTTAAAATTTTCATTAAACGCTGTTTGTCAACATTATCTAATTTGTCGATTTGAAGGTATGATACATTACCTTGTCTATCTTCACGCATAACCGCACATTCTACTACAGTCCCATCACCTTGTAAATCAATCCAATTGATATGTGGGAATTTACCTTTAAGTTTTAATATTGACATAATTGTTCCTTTTGATTAATATGTTCTTTAATTATATTTAAAGGTGGTATCAAAAAGTGTTCTTAAACTATGCTACTCGTATTAAATTTGGTTTGTAAACGCCAGGTCTTACGCGGGTCAACACGTTTTGACGGTTAGAACCATTGTTATAACTTACATGAAACCAATAATTATTTCCCAATTCTAATATAAATTGGTCGTATGTTAATGATTGTGTTAGAACCTTTGCTGCTTCCCATTGTTGAAAGTAACTTGTTCCCGACAACTGAACATCAGCAGCTTGACCTTTATTATGTTGGCTTGTTCCTGAACCATGTCTAAACCCAGAAGTAAGAAACATATTAGCATATTGACTTTTTAAAGGCTCCAATACATTAATACACAAATGTCTCATGTTACACACAATCTGATTAGTTGTTAATCCGTTTTGCGGTTGAAGAGGATAATGCGATAATGCACAACCAACAGTTAATGACCCAACAGTGAAATTTGTTGATAGGAAAAAATTTGTAGGAAAATTATAGTTAGTAGCTTCTGCAAAAATATCAGTACAGTCCGTAGGAATTTCCGTTAATGGTGGTATAACAGGTGTTTCAGCGTCTATTTCCGGTCCAACATAATCTACAGGTAAACCATTAGCTGCACTTTCAGCTCGTAATGCTGGTGTATCGGCTGGATAAGGATTTGGGTACACCGCTAACCCGCCATCATTTGTAGGTTCATCAGCAAATGCTATAGCAGCTTCATGAACAGAAATGTTAGCAATTAGGGGGTCATTTGCTGGTGGACTTAAGTCTGGTTGCCCAGTTATTGTTAATCCTCCACCACCAGGTGCGTCAATATAAACATCAACGGAACCTTCTTCGTTATGTGTATGACCAACACCATCGTTTGGGTCTGGTGTATGGTATACCGCTCTATAATCTTCTGGCATTTTGCTCTCTTTTTATAAATATTTAATATAGTATTTATAAAGGATTATGGATATGGAAAGAGTTAACAAATGGAGATTCAGATTGGCATTAGCCGCTGAAGCAATGGATTATTTTAGAATAGTGCCTCGTACAATCATTGTAGGGTATTCATTTATGCTGTATGAGGTCGTAAAATGGTTTATGGCACTACCAACACCTAACATGGAACAATCAGCTCTGGTGAGCGTTGTGGTGACTATTGCGGGTGTAGTTATTGGGCTATACACCAAGAGTGGACATTCTTGGGATAACCCTATAACAGTGTGGACTAAAGAGCCTCAGTTAAGAGCTAACGTCAATCATTCAACTAATGGCATTAATGATGTGTCTTCATCAGTTGAAGAACCAACACCACCAAACCTATCAGATTTTCCTGATATAGATTGACCTGAATTGTTGGTTAACATTGGTTTAAAATAAGCAATGTCTTGAACTATCTTTTTAAGATTATGTTTTTGGCACCATTTAACAAAATGGAATAGTGAAAACTTAGACCGATTATCTAGACCATGTTCAACAGCTTCAAACATTGCGGCTTTGATGTGGTCTGGTTGTTTAGTTAAATCCATAAGATATTGATTTTCTTTAAACAATTCTTCAACTACATATGTCTTACCGTTCGGATGTTTCCATTCATGTTTCATGATGTTGGTCATAGTGAATGGGTTTTCAAAAGCTTCTTTAAGTTTTGTTAACCTCACTCTTGGGTACGCTGATTGAATGTTATCTTCACCAGCTCTAATACATTTAACGAATAAGTTCCATTCTATGCTATTATCCCATTCTTCCAACGTGCGGTATTTCTGTGTTAACGGATTCATCAATTTGATATTATTGTTAACCAACAGTTGAACATAATCTTTATCAGATGATACAATTGTTATGTCAATATCTTCACCGTATTTTTGACAGAATCCAGCTATTAAATCATCAGCTTCGCAACCATCAGCAGAGAAACATATGATGCTAGTGTGTGCTTTGATAAGTTCTTCAAACTCTGCTAGGGTAGCTTTAAAAATTTCTAACCTAGCTTTCTCTTTCTGTGTTAACTTCAAAGCTCTATCACCTTTGTAGAGCTTACCCGAAACACATTTAGTTGTTTTCGTGTAATCTACTCTCCAATTCGGTCGGTCATAAGCTAAGATGATTTCGTCTGGTTTGAACTTTTTGTAATATTTGTTAAGCATTTTCAGCGTAACATCAACCGCCATACCAGAAACAACATCATCAGGTTGACCATCATTAACATGCCAAGCCATACGAGCAATGTTGCTAATATCGAATATCACATAGTGTTTATTCATAGTCGTTGCTATCGCCTTGCATTTCAGCAGTTACCATAGCAGTTAGTTCAGCAATATAACGCTGAATGATAGCACTATCATCAACACCAGTATAACCGTTAGATTTTAAATGTTGAATGAAAGCATCATCCCAATCTAATTCTAAACGAATCTTACCATTAGCTTCTTCAAGAATCCCTACGATTTTAACGTATGGTTCTTTTTTACCTTTCTTCTTTTTCTTAAATAGTTTTTCAAACATACCAAAATCCTTAATATAAGCGTGTATAAGACGATTTAAGAGTATTATCACCTCGTAGTGAGGGTAACGCCTTAAATCGTCTTACGTGTGGTTATTTATACCCTTGGAAGCATGTAGATGGTTAAACCATTTACCTTGATTTTGAATATGCCACGTTTACCGATAGAATAAGTTGCTTCTGCACAACCTTTCATCAACGAGTTGAACATATCTAAAGCATAAGAGAATGTAAAGCTGTTGGTACCATCACTTTCAACTTCAACTTTGTCTTCAGCTTCAATTTTGATAATGTCGTTAGAATTATCAACCAGTTCATAGGTCAATTCACCATTAACATTGATAAGTTTGATTCTGTCGCTATCAGACGTGCCACTGGCTTTGCTGATTAGGTTGATTAAGTCTTCATCAATTTTTATGATGAATTCTTCATTGTCATGAACCACTTTTGGTGAGGCAATGAATTTAGGTGGTCCACAACGATACTGGATGTTAAGAGATTTACTTTTGAAGTTCATTTGCTTAACAAACATGTCATCATCTTCACCATCAGTTTCAGCGGTGATTATGGCATTGTCATCATCTTTAATAAGGTTGAAACGTGATAAAAAAGTTTGTAAACGGTTGATTCCCATTTCACCGAAATCATCGGCTAATGCCAAATCAGATAATACGAACGCAGTTTTGTCGGGATTGTACCCACTAACTTTGTCTTTAGTTATTAATAATTCTGTTACTTTGATAAGTTTAACAGTGCTTAAAATGTTCTCGATAGCCAACGCAGTGACTTTAGATAGTTTCATAGTATTCCTATATAATTATGTTTTAATATTAACGGATGCTGATAAGTTTATATGACTTATCAGCATCCGTAAAGGGTTTTATTCGACTAATGAATTATTAGACAGTTGTTGTTTTGATGGTACGTCTTTGCCTATAGCAGACAAAATCGCAAGAAGTGGTTTGTCAATTAACCGGAAGAGTTGTGCTTCAACATCAACATCATCTAGATAATCTTCAGTAAACCATGAGGGTATTTCAGTCGCATCGGTAGGTATTGCTATCGATTTGAACTTGTTGTAATACTTAGTTTTAAGATAATATACCTTAATCTTGGTGCCTGTCGTAATTTTGATACTTTCGTTATCATTATTACGTTCTCTGGCAATATTCCAATGAACACTGGCTGCTACGTTCCCAGGTAGGAAGGTTTTATAACCTTCATTTTTCCAGTTGTTAGTATATTTCACCATGTTCTTAACACCAATAGGTAAACCAATTCTTAGTATAGCTGATTGTTGCAATGATTCTTTGTAATCGACAATATCTTGCGCTACATCATCCCAATTGCATTTTTTCAGAATTTGTTCAACAAATTTGCTTAATTGTACTTGATATTCTTTAGGTAAAGTTGACTTTTTCAATGCTATTCCCATAGCCTTAACTTTGTCTACTTTCTTACCTTCATCATTAACAACATGGACAATATACATTTTCTTCTTCATGAAAATACCAGAAGAACCAATAATTTCTCTGTCAGTTTCGATGATTTTGTCGCATGTTTCAGTACATAAGAACGCATCTCGCATGAATGCAGGGAACGATTCGTTGACTTTTAAACCAACAGCATCACCCACCTTTGTTGCGGTTTCAATGTCTTTAGCAAAAGTTTTGAAATAGCTGGAATCGGTATTATGCACCAAGATTCCGTTAGCGAAGAAAGTGTGGGTATCTTCTATTTCAATATCATAGACATAATCGTTATGTATTATAGGTTCAACCTTCAACACTTTATTAACATGAAAATCATATTCCCATAATTGTTGATTTCGTGAGGTGTCATACGATTTGATTTTTTTGCTTTTTCTATCTAGGATAAAACCAACAAGGTCGTTAAATCTGGGATTCCTTTTTATACAAAGGTGTTTGGAGAAGGTGCCACTAAATTTACCGTTATATGAATTTTCATTGGATTCAGTAAAATAAGTAGATGCTAATCCAATATACCTTAACAATTTCTGTGATGATTTTATAAAATCTAAATTTACTGATGTCAACCTAACTATGTTTCCAGTAATCGTTCCATCAGCACTTAAATAGCCTCTAAGGAAAGAAGCTATATTGCTTTCAGTCTCAGAAAATATTTTTATCGGGAATGTTTTAACATTGTTAGGGTATAATAATGTTCGTAATAATTTCCATATCTTATTACCACATATATTAACATCGTGTGTATTTGGTTTAACTTTAAAAGACGTTATATACCCTTGTTCTACTAGAGGATTCAACAGCTTTTCTGTTATTTCATCAATGTCAATAGAACCAACAGATAACCCAACATCACCACTTCTTTCACCTGCATAACCATCACCAATGATATAGCCTAAAAATTCATATATTTCTTTGCTATAACCATTATCAACAATGTTATTTCTTGGGATAGATTTCAATGTAATCAGAGATTTAACTCGCCCCCCCAATTCATGTGGTTTCACTTCAACCATGAAGTGTTCATTTTTGGTTCTAACTGCGGTATTAAGATAACCAATCAAAGAGTGGTCTTCAGTAACGTCTATGTATTCTGAATTAGTTAACCAAACACGATATAATTGTTTAGACACTTTATGTCGCATAACATATTTAATAGCTTTGAAACACGATTTGTTAGTTGTCGGGTCATAGGTAAGTCCATCAACACCGTCTAAATTACAATATTCCTTTTCACCATCTTGATAATCAGTGTGGGTGAATAAATCTTCAATGTTCTTTTCACCCGTGTCTAATATTATTTCACTATCACCTGTCACAGAATCACCATAGATGATAGCTTCCCCTTCTAAGTCATATACGCCTGTTAGAAGCTCGTTAACTTTGGCAGTTTGGTGTTTCAATAACACTTGACCTGTTGCGGTTGTAGAGGCACCTAAACGGGTGTCATTAAACTTGAAATATTTATTACATAGACTACCATAGGCTGCGTTAAGCTGTAGCTTCATAACCTGTTGAATTCTATCGTAATATTGAGACTTCGCTATTAATTCTTTGTATTCTGGTGAATCTTTTTCAAAAGCTTCTGATTGTTTAGCGTAATCAATACTCAAAGCTTTAGTTTTTTTACGTTCTATGAACCAAGATTCTAACAGACCAGGTAAAATACCTTTGGTTTTGAGATTGAACACCGTTCCATAACCGGAAATCCCCCAACCTTTTTCAAGTAAGGTTTTACGCCATTCAGCAGCACTCATAGAAATTTTTTGGTCACTTCCAGTGGTTTTTTCTTCAAACTGAAAGTTTAATAGTTGGTCACTTCGACCATGAATAGCTTCAAAAGCCTTTTTCTTATTATCAAATTGACCAATAAGAGTTTCAGGACTAATGTTGTTTGAACGTATAGAAGATGGATATAGTGCTGTCATATCAACAGACGCTAGATTGTCATGTTGTCCACGTTTAGGAGCGATAACATAGCCGCCTTCAATAGAAGAATGATGACTAGGTATATGGGTATCAGGCACCTTCAAATCATCTAACACATAATGACAATAGTTAATCATACCTAATTCGGTATTCTTTAACGTTTTCAAACTGTGATGAAATAGTCCAGTCGTGTTGTGATATAAAGCATTCGCCTGATTCAAGAATCCTAAGACTCTTTCGAATCCACCAAGAATTTCAGTATCACGAATGTTATAACGAACAAATTTAGTGAAATCATTCTTATATAAATCAGCTAAAGTTCCTTTGAATTCAAGCTTGCGCATGTCCTTAAGAACTTTTTCTGCTATACTTTCTAACTTGTACGAAGGTTCTTCACCAAATGAAAATTTCTTATACAGTTCAAGATAGTCAATGTTAACCCGTCCAGAAAATCTAACAATAGGTTCCATTTCATTGTAATTTTCTTTTTCACTGAATCGAGGTTTTGATGCACCTCTGAATGATAACGCATGTAATCTGTGCTCTAACACTTCTTCTATTCGTTTTGCCGTATATGGGTCATCGAACATTTCAGAGTTCCACCCAGATATGACATCAGAGTCTTCAATCAAATCTAAGAAACGACCTAACAATTCTCTTTCTGTATTGAAAAATTCAACTTTAGTAGGGTAGTTTAAAGGTTCAATATCTTCCATGTCAGCTAGAAATTGATTTGCATCTATGTCTTCAGCTCTTTCACCGTTTGGTGGTATAGCCATAACATAGTTGGTATTTTCCCATATATTCAATAAACTTATAGAGTTTATAGGGAATATTGGATTTTTGGCACCTTGAAAATCCACAGCAGGGTCGTAATCGATTTCAATATCGTAGACCGAGATGTGTAAATTTGGTGGTATTGCTTGGTAATAATTTTGCGAAAGAACTTTTAGTTCTGCTGGAATATCTGATTCGTAGATTTCTTTGCGCATATGCTTGAAAGATTTGACACCATCATCGAATGCTTTCCAGTTTACAAAATCATGACGTTTGAGAGATTTGCCGTAAATATTTTTGTATTCACCGTCAACGGCTTCGGTGTAAAAGTACCAAGGGGCAGGGTAGGTTTTCATAATTCTACCTTTGTCAGTTCTTTCCCAAACAAGAACCTTTTCCCCTTTCCTTATAGATGATATATAACTCAAGTTATATCTCCTTTATTGCGTGATTGCGGTTTTTAAAAACCCGCTCTTTTTTGTCCCTTCCTTGACGTTATTGCTTCCTGACATTGTTTTGCATATACAAAACAAGAATGCCACGGTAAGTATGAACTACACCGTGGCATCCGTAAAGCGAAAGATTAAACTTTTTACTAATCGTTATCAGTATCGTTATCAGCGTTATCTTTTGCTTCCATTACAGACTCGTATAAATCACTGAAGTCTTCAGCATCACCAGACACTTCTGAATAGTTTGCTTTATGTGCAACAGTAATCATTTTCGTGATTAGTTTTTTAGGAATTTCGAATTGTTCAACAATTTCTTCAACAATTTCTTTACGTAATTCCGCTTCCGAATCTGCTCTAGCTAAACTATTAGTGGCTTCGGAAACCATTTGTTTTAATTTTTGAATATCAGCAGGGTTTGATGGGATTATAACGTTTGATGGCATATTATTACCTATAATTTTAAAGTTGTGTAAATGTTTCTATGAATTTATAGAATATACTGTTTTAGAAAAACTGTAAAGCTTTTTATAAATAATAATGTAGTTAGAGAGGATATTATCAGTATCCCCTCAGCAGATGGAAAGATGTCTGTTGTCCTACGAGTGATATTTATAAAGGGAAGACCTCATGAATTATAATAACCATTACAATAATCTAATAAAGTCTAGGCTAATTGAACGTAGTTTTAGATGGAATATTCATAAATGCAGAAAATTGGCTCAAAGTGAAGAGAAATGCGAACTTCAATTATATATTAAACACCACATAATAC